AATGTCATACGCATTGAGGAAATCTTACCGCATACTAACGCGGATAATCTTGAAATAATTCCTATCGGAGGTTTTCAAGTAGTTACTCGTAAGGGCCAGTTTAAAGTAGGCGATTTAGGGGTTTATATCCAGCCGGATAGCATAGTACCTAAAAGTGAGACTTTTAAGTTTTTATGGGAAGGTCATGAAGATATTAATGGAGTAGTACCGACTAAGTATTTACGCATTACTGTTAGGAAGTTTCGTAAGGAATGGTCTGAGGGGTTGCTATTACCAGTGTTTGATTTTCCACAATTACTTGATAGTGTACTAACAAATCATTTTGTAGAGTCAGACTATCCTGTTGGAACAGACGTATCAGACCTCCTCGGTATCACTCACTACGACCCTGATACTGGACGCGGTAGCACTGGCGATAACGAAAAGGTAATAAAAGGTGCTCCTAAACTAAAACGTAAGTATCCTACTACGTTGAAGGGTTGGTTTTTCTTTCTGCTTCATAAATTACGTCTACGAAGGGACGAGAAGAACTTTTCAGAAACCGTTAGTTTTCATGTACCAACATACGATGTAGAGGGGTTTAAGAATTATCCTAACGTGTTTAAGGACGGCGAACATGTCTTTGTGACAGAGAAGATACATGGATGTGTAATAGGCTCAACCAAAGTTAGAATGGCAAATGGGACTAGAAAGTTTATAAGAGATATAGAAATAGGAGATGTTGTTACAGGAGTAAATAAAGCAGGAAGTGTATCCTCTAGCAAGGTTGTTAAAACATACAACAACGGAAAGACAGAACAATGGTTGCGTGTGTCCGGTAAACGTGAAGGATTGGCAGGACGAGGTAACAGTTTCTTCGCAGTATACTGCACACCTGAGCATAAGTTTTGGGTAGTTGAAAAGCAAGAATTTGTAGAAGCAAAAAGCCTTAGTATAGGCGAACATGTACTAACACTTAGAACTGATTTAAGTCTAACGCCCGTTCAATACCAAGTAGTTTTAGGGAAACTGTTAGGAGATGGGCATCTTGCAACAGCAGTTAGTACCTCTGCACTTCACTTCGGGCATAGGGAAAAAGACAAAGATTACCTAAACTGGACTTTAAAAGGATTAGGGAACTTAGCAAATCATAGAACCGATAATTATGTTAGTGGCTACGGAACTAATATGTTTAGAGGAAGTTCTATAGGAACGGGCTATCTTAAACAAGAATTTGAATGTTTTTATGAAGGAGACAAGAAACAAGTTCCTTTTTGGGTAGAAAGTGAATTAACACCATTGTCTCTAGCTTTTTGGTATATGGATGATGGTAGCCTATGTCATAGTGATGGGCAAGAAGACCGAGCATCTTTCGCTACTTGCGGATTCGACTATAAAAGTTGTACTATTTTAATTAAAGCGTTAGCAAGGTTAGGCGTAGAAGCTGAAGTGTCACAACACGATTATAATAGAATTGTGTTAAATACTGAAAACGCAGAACGATTGTTTTTATTAATTGCTCCTTATATACCAAAATGTATGCAAAGGAAACTGCCTGAACGCTACAGAGGAGGGGAAGGATGGTTACCAAACACTGAATCTGTTTATAAACCAGAGTTAGTATCAGTTTCTATTACAAGTATAGAAAGCGCTCCTACAATAACCTCTAAGAAGTATGATTTAGAAACAGAAACACATAACTACTTTGCTAATAACATTCTTGTACACAACTCGAACGCTAGGTATCTATATCTTGACGGTGCGCAATACGCTGGAAGCCGTAACCTTTGGAAAGCGGCTGATAGTAATTGTGCATGGAGACGAGCATTAGTTGACAACCCTTGGATTGGAGAGTTTTGTAGGAACAATCCCGGTTATGTGCTTTGGGGTGAAATTACACCTACGCAAGGCGGTTTTGATTATATAACTAGTCCTAATCAAAAAGGAAAGATTCAATTTTTTGCTTTTGATGTTAGGACACCAAAGGGTGAATGGGAACCTAAAAATATAGCATGGCATCTTATAGACAACTACGGAGGACGTTTCGTTCCTGTTCTCTATGACGGACCTTACGACTACGATGTTATTAAGGGTATAGTAGACGGTAAGAGTGCAACGGGGGCAAACCACGTTCGTGAAGGAATTGTTATCACTGCTTTAGATGATCGTACTGTTAGAGGACTTGGTAGGCCGCAGCTTAAAATAGTATCAAATTCTTTTCTTGAGAAAGATAGTAAGTAGGTAATGGGAGAAAATGGGAACGATAAATAACAGTATGGAGGGCAGCAATGCTCTCCAACTTATTGTAAGTAAGGGATGGAATTGGAAAAACTCTAATGATCCGAATATTGAACTTGAAGTGTGCCCGTTTTGTAAGAAGTCTGGGTACGGACACTTTTATCAAGAGATTCATGGGACCACTAGCGAACGACGAAACCGAGACGGTTTATTTCTTTGCCAAAAGTGCGGAAAAAGTGGAAATCTTCATACCCTTAAACAACATTTAGGATTATCTACAGCAGAAGTAGGCTCTACGAAAGACTGGGCTAGTTCGGAAACTAAAATTGATGCATTGCCAAATGTTGAGGCTTGTCACGAACTGTTATTAGCTGACGCTGATGCTATGGATTACCTCATGAACATAAGAGGGTTTAGTAGAAAGGTAATCGAGCAGCAAAAACTAGGACTAAAAGAGAAACACTTTTTTAAGGGGCTAGGAGAAATAAGAGCACTAGTCTTTCCGTATCTTATCAATGGTAACACAGTATTTGCTCACTTTCGTTCTTTACCAGACCCTAACGATCTAACTAAAGTAGAGAAAGCATTTAATAGTCCTCGTGGATATGACGCTGTTCTATATAATGGGCACATTCTAAAAGAAGGACTCAAAGAGGTAGTATTCGTTGAAGGAGAAATGGATACCATTTGCGCTCTCGATAATGGTATACTCAATGTGTGCGGCGTACCCGGAGCCAACATCCGTAAAGCTGAATGGATAGACAAAATTGATAGTATTGGATTAGAAAAGATTTATATATGCTACGATTCTGACAAAGTAGGTCAAAAAGCAGCACAAACACTAGCAGTTAAAATCGGCATTGAACGGTGTTATAAAATACAACTACCAGCTTTTACTACACTAGATGGTAAAATTGGTAAGGATTTAAACGAGTGGTTTAAAAACGGAGGCACCCTAGAGGCGTTCGAGCAGCTTAAACAAGACGCTGACCTGTTCGATGTAGACGGTGTTAGCAGCAGCGCAGATGCCCTAGAAGAGTTTGAGGATGAACTAGACGGTAAAGGATCAGGACAAAAGTATGCTACACCTTGGCCTAGTTTGAGTAAAATTGTCAGATTCGACGAAGGCGACATTATCGACATTATAGCTCCTGAGAAAATAGGCAAGACAACAATGGGCCTAAATATCATGGAATTTATGGTTGACACCTATGGGGAAGATGGTGTTATAATATGCTTAGAAATGACACGAGCAAGAATGGCCCGTAAATGGCTGTGCCACAAGACAGGAATACCCGATGTACTCGCTACTACGATTGAAGAGGAAAAAGCACTTACTAGCGCCTTCAAACAGGCTATACCTAGTGTTAAGCAAATGGCGGCAAACAGAGAAGGTAATTTGTACTTCTGTTATCCCAAGTACAAATCAGCCGAAGATATTTACAACTTAATTGTAGCTTGTATTAGACGTTATGGTGTCAAATGGGTTATGATTGATAACCTTCAACTTCTATGTGATGCTACTATCGGAACACGCAGTAGGACACAATATTTATCAGAAATCAGTAAAAGTTTGGCAAAAATCGGCAAAGACTATAACATACAGATGTTAAGAATTCTACAACCTCACCGGATAGCGGCTGGTAAAGTGGCTACCTCAGACAACGTAGATGGTTCTTCTCAAATTGCTAAAGATTGTGATTGCATGTTAGTAGCCAATCGTGCTAGACTAAATGAGTTAGAAAAAGATACTCTGCAAGAGGGAGCCTTTGTACAAACAGAAGGAACGTTTGGTAACGACTTTTATGTAGGTGTCGGATTAAGTCGGTATTCAGCAGGAGGATCAACAACGCTATACTACGAAGGAGCAACTAGTTCTATTTATGAACAAGCCGAAGGTAAGGTAGCGGCTATGAAAGCTAAAAGTATGCAAGCCGGAAAAGGTGATCTACAAAACACATTGGAAACATTGAGCAAATATTCACAACAGGAGATAAACCCATGACCAACGAAGACATACAAAATGTAATAGATAAGTTACAAGCTAATCCAATACGCTATAAAGATTATGAAGACTTTAAAAAGATTGGATTAGATACGGAATATCTGGACAGCGGAAGCTATAGGCATGCGTACAGGCTTTTAGATTTTCCTTTAGTTATTAAAATTGACAATTACGTAACCAAACACCAACAACATTCTTATAATGAATATAAAGTATATAAAAAAATCATTGAAAGTGATTTTGATAGTCCTTTATATCCGATAAAAAAGCATCTTCCAGAAATTTACTATTTTCAACAAGAGGAACCAACTGATGATAAACCGGGGTTTGCGATTACTTTAATGCGTTATTACCAGCATGGAATGAAGGAGAGTGACACAAGGCTCGGTCCCTTAGTTAGGTTAGTTGCAGACGCTGTAGACACGCATACCCATGATGTACGAGGAGACAACGTTAGAGAGTATGACGGAAAGTTAGTAATTATTGACCTTGGCAACATTAGAATATAATGACATATACAACACAAGAAAAAGCAAAAGACAAAAGGCTACAAAGAATTTACGGAATTACCCTAAAAGACTATAACATAATTCTTGCATTCCAACATTCATCTTGTGCAATATGCAAAAAACATGTTAGTATGTTTAGGATGGCGTTAGCAGTAGACCACGACCATATTACGGGGCTTGTTCGTGGTCTACTCTGTATGACATGTAACAGAGCATTAGGAAAGTTTCGGGACAACGACCAACAGGTTATAAATGCAGCGCAATATGTTACACAACCTCCAGCTACTATTGCGTTAGGAAGAGAACACAAAACGCTACCGGGCGGTATAAAAACTAAATCGAGAAAAAAGAAAATCAAAGGTATGAATGACAAAACAAAAAGTAAGCAAGCGAGAAAGACTTGCCGCAAACAAAAAAGCATTTGATGAGATTATTGGTGATCCTTATAGCAAGGAAGACCTACCCGGACAATATATAACAGCTAGAACTAGTAGCTCTTTAAAAAGTGTTAGCAATTACGATGCAACAGGACCATCTACCAAAAATGCAGCAAAACCAAATTTGATGGATTTTATTTGTGATGTAGAGAGCGCAATAGATGACGGCTTAATGAGGTTTAGGAAAGATTTTTACGGAGAAAGAGACGTATTTCCTTATTTTGTAAAAACGTATATCATACAAACAGAAGAAGCTTTCAAACAGCAAGAACGAGCAACACTAGAACAAATTATTGGACAAATCTTTATAGCAAGAAACATTAGTCCAGTATCAAAATACTTTACAGCCATTAGGCGTAAAAACGGGAGGTAAATTGAGCACACTATCTAATAAATCGTTAATACAACAAGCAACAGAAGAGGTTAAAGATTTGAAAAAACCCGATCCGTTAACCATTAGTATTATTTTCTTAAAATACGGTCTATACATTAAAAAAGAAGATATAGACAAACTTATAGAAGAGGCAGAGGCAGAGGCACTAAACGATGAATGATATAGTTGGGTTCCGAGAAACACCAATTTTGACGCCGACCGAGGTAGGTAAAGCACGAAAACTATATGTAACCGTTCAACATGATAGAGTTACTATATGCAATCATAAACTACCAAAAACTAATATTCCTAAAAAGATTAACTGTGAATGCTGTTGGTTTGCGTTTTTTCAGGGCAACGGAGATTTAGTAACAAAACTCGATGAAGTGTTGACAACTCACGGAGAAGGTGCTATAGTTAGATCACAAGGTAAGAAGTTCCTTCATAGGTTTAAGCAATTCATGGCGACAATAGAACGGTTCAAAAAGGAAGCAGAATGACAGATGTATTAGACACTCTTAAGGGTTTGGTTGGCGACGGTAACTCCACGCAAGCCAAGCCTAAAAAGAAAGAAAAAGAAGAAATTATACCACCTTCTAAAGCAGAAAGGTTTAAACTAATAGAAGGTCTTAACAAGGTTCTTAACACACAGTTCAAGGTTGATTCTACAATCGTTCGGATGGGAGCCAACGTCGGAGTACAAATCCCCTCTATCTCAACGAACATAGCCAGCCTAGACAACGATGTTATACAATGTGGAGGTATTCCTAGAGGGCGAATCGTTGAAATATTTGGTCCAGAATCGAGTGGCAAAACAAGCCTTGCGCTCCACATTATAGCGGAAGAACAAAAAAATACTGATAATCTTTGTGCTCTAATTGATGCAGAACACGCTTTAGATGTTACCTACGCATCTAAACTTGGAGTAAATGTTAATGAACTTTTGATTAGCCAACCGGATAGCGGAGAGCAAGCACTAGAAACAGCGGAGGCTCTTATCGAGTCCAAAGCAGTTAGTTTGATAGTCATTGATAGTGTGGCGGCTCTTGTCCCACAGGCTGAGCTTGACGGGGAGATGGGCGACTCCGCAATGGGTCTACAAGCCCGTCTTATGTCCCAAGCTATGCGTAAGCTTCGAGGGAAAGCAAACAACAACGGAGTAACACTTATATTTATTAACCAAATACGAGAAAAGATTGGTGTAATGTTTGGAAGCCCTGAGACTACAACGGGCGGGAGGGCATTAAAGTTCTTTGCTAGTTTGCGACTAGATGTTAGACGCAAAGATGTTATCGGAGATAAAGAGCATCCTATTGGGCATGTACTTAAAATCAAAGCCGTCAAGAACAAAGTTGGCAGTCCAATGCGCGAGACTCTAGTAGATTTAATATATGGAGTCGGTATAGACAAGGAAGCCGATTTAATCCGATATGCCATATCACTAAACGTAATAGAAAAAGCTGGACCGTGGTTTAAGTTTAATGGTGTAACTCTCGGACAAGGAGAAGCTGCTGTTATAGACGTTATAAAAAATGATCCAAAATTACGATCAAGTATTTATGCTAAATTAGTTTAGTACAGAAAGGAAAAGTAATGGCAAACAAGAGTAAGAAAGCACCAAGTAGTATTAGTAATCTAATTAACAATATATTTAACTACACGTCAATATGCTGCAACGCTCCTGCAACTAAAGCAGCTTGTGCTAAGTCTGATAAAGCAGACTCCTCATTGGGCAAATGGAAGTGTGTAAAATGCAGCCAAAAATGCAAAGTAACTCGTAGTAAGTACAAAAAGGAGGACAATGTTGAACAACCTCAAAGCGAGTAAGGCTATTCTTGAGTATATTATACAAGAAGAAGGATCACGCTTAAAGCCCTATGTTGACGTAAGAAATTGGACAACTATCGGTGTTGGTCACTTATTACATAAGGGGCCGATTACACATGAAGACCAACCTATTACACTTGAACAAGAGTTAGAATACCTTAGACAAGATATTTATAATACAGAAGAAATTATTAAACATTTTGTTATAGTAGACCTTAATCAAAACCAATTTGATGCACTTGTGTCTTTCGTTTTTAACGTAGGAGATGGTCATTTTATTAAGTCTGAGTTGTTAGCAGCACTCAACAAAGGTTTATACAATTTAGCAGCACAATACTTTGTAGAGTACGATCATGCAGGGGCAGTTGTTTCTACACCACTATTACGGCGCAGGGAGTACGAACAAACTTTATTCTTAACACCGGAGACGATATGAACGCGGCGCAAGAAGTATTTAAAAGGAACTTTAGCCTCCAAGATGTAGGAACTCGATATGAGCATTTATATGATTTATTAGAATTGTATGAGTGCGCTTACGAGATTCTAATGGGTAAACCTGTTAGGAGTCAAGAAGAATCTGCACAAGTCTACGAACTGAAATATGCCATTAAACTGCTAAGAAAGGTGTTAGAAAGTGTGGCAGATATGGATAGAAAAATGTTTGATTTGAGAAGGACTATTTTATCTTTACCAAAGAATCCTTTAATGATCGAGGGCGGGAGAGGGACACCGTTAAACAGAGAGACTATGTACTCTCTTCCCGATACTGTAAGCCAAAGGGAGGGTTTTTGAAGGACATAGGAACTATCAAAATCCGCTACGATAGCGACGACTCTTTTAGGATTGTAGCAACAGTTGACATAAATGGGTCAGTATTGTATGATGAATTAGAGGGTCGAGGAGATAACCTTCACGAATCACTGACCGATTTAGCAGCACAAATTGAGGACATAATAGCATGAGAGAAAAAGGGGCGATTTAATGGAAAATTTAGGATTCAACGCTTATCAGGTATTTGCGGAATATACGGCTAATTATCCTGATGTAGGAAACAATATGGTGTACCCGGCGATGGGTCTAGCTGGAGAAGCTGGAGAAGCTTGCGACAAGGCTAAGAAGCATTGGCGGAATACTGGTGAAATGGGAGCAGCTAACCTAACACAATTACAAAAGAAAGAGTTTGCAAAAGAGATTGGCGATGTGCTTTGGTACGCCGCTATGTACGCTAAGGAGCTAGGCTTTACTCTTGAGGAAGTAGCTCTAATGAATATTGAGAAGCTTCAAGACAGACACAATAGAGGAGTAATCAAGAGTGAAGGAGACAACCGATAATCATTTTAGCATGGATGGTAGTATGGGTCCACCGCTAGAAGAAGAGACTATGCGGTGGGAGCTTATAACAAAAGATACTAAATTTAGGGTAGGAGATTTGTTATGGAATCCCTATTACCAATCTGTTACTAAATTAGACGATGAGTTTGACATAGAATTTCTAACAAAACAAAGTGTGTTTAATGACACTCACATACTAAAAATAAAGCCCCCAATTTAGGGGGCTTTTTCTTGGTCTATTTTAACTTCCGCACGATCCACCACGACTAATATCACAAATATCCTGAGATTCTACAAATATTTGTCCGGTATGCTTCATAGCTGTTTTATAACTAACGGCTGTTAAGGGTTGTCCACTCCGAGCACCATCGGGATAACAAGTAATTCCTCGTAATTTTGGTAAATATGTAAGAAGCATTGTACCAAATTCTTTTACCTTATCCTCATTATTTGCCTCACTTCCCCACGCGGGTAAGTTGATAGTCGAGCTAATGCCGTGGTCAACGTATTGCTGTAACCATGCCTGAAATGCCACACGCCGCTCTGGAGAGATACTATAGGCATCCTCAATTGAATCGGGATTGATCCCATTCTCTTCTACTAGACGCTTTGCAGCCGTCTCAATAACATACTGATAGTTCCATGTGCGACCGTTCAAATACCTACGCTTAAAGGCTACGCAGAACAGCGGTTCACAGCCCGTAGTAGTCTCTGCCACGATACCGATAGTTCCCGTAGGCGCTATGGCTCTTGTTTTGACAGAATGTGATAAGCCCCAATCGTCTTCAATTGCATGAGCATAAGACGTACTTTCTTCGTAAATTTTGAGGTATTCTTGGAGGTCTGAGTCAGGGCCATAGGGCTTTCCGTGAGTGATTAGCCACTCATGTATACCCATTAAACCAAGTCCTAGACGGCGATTTTTTGTCCTAATCAAATCTACTTTTGCATAAGGAATATCTGAGTATAATGTACCTGCTACAAGCATCATAGTTGCCAAGAACACGCACTGTCTCATATCTTGTAGAGAGTCTATACGAGCCATGTTTATACTACCTAGATTACATATATCACTATCATCATAACTGGTAACTTCAGTACATGCATTCCGCAATGTTTCACCTGCGTTCTCGCCAGTGTCGATACTAAAGCCCGGTTCGCCAGTCTTTAGCATCTGCTTAATAGTTTCCCAATAAACTTTTTGTGCTAATTCGTGCTTTGGATGAGATTTATCATGGTATGCTAAGAAAAAGTTATCATCTAGTCGCACACTAACATTCGTACCGTCTAGCGTAGCAGGGAAATTGAAATCTTTTGCCTTTAGTGCTCTTACTTCTGGTGTCCAGTCTTTAACATGGATGAACTCCATTATATCAGGATGATCCCAACCCAGTCCAGCCCATATAGCACTGCGTCTACTTCCGCCTTGCATAATAAACCTCCCTGATTCGTTAACCATCTGCATTAGAGCCAATGGCCCTGTAGCTTCCCCGCCCGTCTTCTTAATTAGCGCCCCACGTTCGCGGATTAACGAATATTCGTTCCCTATGCCAGCCCCACTCATTAGAGCCATGGTAGAGTCTTGCATGGTTTGCGCCCATCCTTCCCTAGAGTCTTCAGGACGCATTAGTAAACAGTTCTGGACTTGGTGGTAGGGTCTGCCAGCCGCGTACAGGTACCGGCCTCCGGGGATGATCTGTCTAATAGTTATACGATAAGTAAGTTCCTCTATAAGTTGTTTTCTATAACTTGGCTCTATTCCGGGTACAGCATTTAATACGTTTGTAGCAACTCGTTTTGCAATTTCCGGCCATGTTTGTTTGTCTCCTTTTTCAGGGTATTGTGCGTATTTTTGATTTATTACACTCGTAGCTAACGATCCGAATGTAAGTAACTTTGGGTCTATTGACCTCATAATGTATATTATTCTCCTATTTTAGAGCTAAAAAATGATGGGCATACCGAAGTATGCCCTACAAATACTACCGCGATTATGGTAGTCACTAGTGGAAGCTTTCGCTAACGTTTCTAATGGCACAGATTAGTTAATATATTCATAACTAAATTGGAGGGAAGGGTAGGGGTCGAACCTACTAAAGTATGATCCACAGTCATACGCCTCGCCGTTTGGCTTCCAACCCTATTTATATGGAGCCGCTGGAGGGACTCGAACCCCCGACATTCGGTTTACAAAACCGAGGCTCTACCAACTGAGCTACAGCGGCTAATCTATTTACCACACATGACCTGCAATGAAACCAACAATTACGCCAGCACCAAACCATTTAAACTTGCTCTTTCGTGCTTGAGCCTTAATAGTAGATACTTCATCTTTACACTCTTTGGTTTGGTCTGCTAATTGATTATCTAGTCCAGTAATTAAAGCGGCTTGGTTTTTAACCAATGCGCTCGAAAGTTGTAGTTCATACTGTCTATCAGTTAATTCGGTATTCGTGTCTGCTAAGTCTTTTTTAAGAACTGGAACATTTTCTAAATCAGTTACCGTTTCTTTTGCTTGGGTAGCATCTAAAGTAATGCCTCCATTACTAACAACAGCATTGCCTTGTGTTTCTAACTGATTCACTCTATTGGTTAACTGTTGGATAGTATCAGATTGGTCTTTTAATTGCTGTACCTTTAGCCCACTGTCACGAGAAACGATTCCATTTTCTAATATTTGGTTCTGTGCGGTTAAAGCTGCCACTTGATTCTGATAATTTTCGGTAGCACTTTGTACTTGTTCCGCTAACGTTTTGTTAGTATTTTCTTGTGTTTGTAGTGTAGTTTGTGCAGCTTTCGTCTTATCAACCCAATGCTTATCAATTATATTAAAACCTTTATTCACAACAAATATACTGCTTAAAAGGATCAATACAACTATAATTAGTTTCTCATGCTGTTTAAGCCAAGATTCGGTTTTTAATAAATCAGTCTGCACTCCTTTTAGATCGTTTTCCATTCTCCCCCTTGTTTTGTGGAACGTCTTGAAGCGGTTCGGATTGAAACCAATTCATACCGGCCCAATCCTCGAATTGGCTCCAACCGGAGCAGCCGCATGGCCGTTCCGGTTGTTCCGACTCTTTAACTTTTGGTTTTGTAGACTTCTCTACTTGAGCCATTTTTACTCCATTGTATAGGTGTAGCCATAGTTACTTCTTCTTTTCTTTCTTTTTTTCTTTACCCTTCATCTCTTTCTTGTCTTCTTTCTTTTCTTTGCCAAAGGGCATTTTCTTCTCTTCTTTCTTAGCCATTATTTCTCCTGTGTATTTTTTATTTGCTTATTTAGCCGTTCTAATACTTCTGGAAACGGTCCCTTTACTCTGTCGTCTATTAATGTACCATTCTCTTCTGAATCAAGAATGATTCCTAAACACGCCCTTGCGTGTCCTAAATGGTGAATACCTGAATCTTGCGCTAAGTCTTCACCTTCTAACCATGCCGTTATGTGCCGCATAGCAGCCGCAACATATATCCTTGCTTGAACTTTCTTTGCTCTAAAGTTACGAAAACCATACTTTCTCGTACCATCCATCATAGCAAGGGCTTCATGGGCCATCGCTACGGGAAGAACTTGGCTTAGGTCTACTTTTTGAGCACCTAATAAATCTTTAGGGTTTGTTGTGTCTGCTTTACTTGTTGCTTCCGTTGTCACCTTTTCTCCTCATAAAAACTGACAATATCTTATTAAACAGTTCATCCCACCAGTAGTATCTACATACATATATACTCCAAGGATCACGTTTTAGCATAATATATAATTTACCATTATCCCCTTTGAGCACGTCACCAACACAAATGTGTGAGTTGTACATTGTTGCAGGAACACGTAACATTTTAATCCTTTCTCGCCGTTACCGAACGCTAATTGTAGTTTTGACTGCCACTAATCTACCTCCGTATGATAAAACTGTGCTATTAACCCTTTTGTTTTATTCCAGACTAATGCCTCAGCAACTCGAAGATTTCCGGTAAAATGGTTCTCGCTGTGCCAAGCATCGGGCGGACATAACGCTGATAGAGTTCTAACACGTATGCCGTACTTTTCGTCTAACTTTGTTTTATGCGTGTGTCCTATATGAATTTCACGGAACTTTGAATTTCCAAAAGCTATAGGGTCTTCTGTAGCCATCCAAATGCCGTAATCGTCTTTCTTACCTTTGTCACCGTGCGTCAGAAGTAACAGAACGTCTCCCCACTTGATAAACTTATGTGGAGTAGGCTCGTTATCAACAGTTACATCTCCATAGTTATGAAAGTAGCATTCAAGAGAGTCGCCTAATGTAAAAGCTGTTTGTGTATCGTGATTTCCCGGTATCACCTTAACAATTACAGGAGCAAATTCCCTTAGCCTTTCTATGGTCCTACAAAGCATTTTACGAGCAGTCTTATAAACCTTTTGATACCTAGTATCCGAACTTACTATTGTTCCTTTATATGTTTCACTTCTGAAGTTATCAGTTTGTAGTAGATCATTACCAACACCTAAAACTATCACATCAAATTTGTAGTTTTTAGTAGACGCTATTAGTGATTCTACTGCACGAATATAAGTCTCTTCTGCTATCTCGGTATCGTAGTCTTTCCAGCCTGTTTCTTTCGACCAAGCAAACTTTCCAATATGTAAATCGGGAATAAGAAGTTCTAGCATATTACCGCTAGGTGTTGTAATAGCACAATCGTTCCAAATAATAGGCCATTTAGCAGCCTCCTTAGCTTCGTTTTTTAAATCTTCTATCTCTTTACGAATATCTTCTACATATTGTTTCTTATGTAAGAACGCCTTTACTTGCCACAACGGTTGTACTTGAGCCGTTCCGGTAGCATCTTTGTAACCCATGTCCCATTTATTGCAAATAAATCTATCAACTTCCCATAAGGACTTATCGACTTCGCAATATGCTAACAATTCGTCTAGCGTATGTATGTTAGTTTTTGGCAAACTGATAATACACTTGTCTTGTGTGTATTCTATTTTTGTTTCTTCAGTAGTATTAGGAACCTCAGCCGGGTTAACAGCTTCTAAAAACTCAGAAAAGGTTGAGAAGTATTTAGTCCATTCTTGAGGGCCGAACTTGCTATGTTTTCTATAATAGTCTCTGGTAAGTATGTTACCAGTAATTCCTTGTAAGCGTCGGGCATCTTGAATTATATCATATCTTAATGTGTTTATTGTATCTGACATTCCCCTCCATTTTTACTTCTAAACATATTGTAACACATACTAAACCACTTGTCAAGGGTTTGAAGCGTCTTTGGTGCTCTTAGTATCTTTACGTGGTCTAGTAGGACGGGCTTTAGCTAGTTGTACAGCGTACATCGGTGCGATAAACGCCCTAAAATCACTACGCTGTTCTTTGATTTCTGTTACAATTTGAGCCGTTTGTAGGTTGACCGCACCTTTTAGCTCACTAACACCAATGTGAATCTCTTCTAGCTTGGAAGCCTTGGTTTGAAGCCATTTGAAACCCTTGTATAAGACTCCTAAAATTGTAAGCAACGGTAGCCAAAACTTAACCTCAGTGTATACTGAGGCCATTGTTATAGCTACGCCTATTTCTACCAACATAATACTCCTTATGCGCTTTGCATTATTTATAAATGAATAGAGTGTTCATATCACCTATTCGTGGATGCTGATCGGGGTTTCCTATAATCTTATCAACAAACCAATGATTTGTTATTCTACGACTATCTGCCCAATAGACTCCGCCCTTGGCATAGTCTTTAGTACCATCATATATGGCGTCTACCTCTTGCAGTAGACGAGTAAAGTTTGGTTCCCATACTGAGGGTGTGCCAATAGGCTGTATTAGCTCTGCTGAGTATTTAGGAATATTATCTATAATATCTAACCAGCTACCCCAACCTAAACGTTGACGGTTAGCCAGACAAGACATTATTAAACACGGTCCTAAATGACCGCCGTATTCTTGTCCATATCTCCAGCCTTGTAATACAAGTTGTCCTTTAAGAAAATCATCGGGCCTTAACATACTTCTCCATTATATCAAACTCTATTAGATTTGTCAAGGGGTAATCACTTACCCCCTAACGCGCTTGCAGCTCCTGCATAGATGCTACTTCGGTAATCTTTCCTACTAGGTTCTCCAGCGTAGACTTTAGCAGCTTTTCCTATAGCTTTGCCAGTATCACTATTAACTACTTTAGAAGCAGCTTCACCAGCCTTACCGATGCCGCCAATTATCTTCCAAGTGGTAGGGTGATTAGCAGCATACTCCACAAAGTCCTTAACACCTTTAAGACCTGCTGTTAAACCAATGGCTCCTACAATAGTTTCAAAACCACGGCTTATAGCAGGAGCTACAAAAGCAGCACTGCCCGGCAAAGCAGTATTAGCTATAGAACCAGCTAAGGCACCGCCACCGACACCTAATGTAGCACCGCCTAAACCTGTACCAATATAGATACCAGCTTTTGCTAATTTCTTAACACTAGCAGTATCCTTAATATCATTTACTATACTTTGGACTTTTTGTAAACTAGCAGGATCGCGTGTGCTAAACACTTCATTAAACACATCTGGTTTGACTTTTTCGTACCAATCTAAGTATTTAGCAGGATCAAATCTACCACCGGGACTACTATTTTGAATTACCTTTTGGTGGATACCATCTGCTATAGTTTGCCAATCGTCACCAGCAACACTTTTAGCTTTTCGGATAGCATCAAGAGGAATATCACCTTGTAGAAAGTTAGGATTAGTAGCTCCGTCTTCTATACCTTGCATGAATCTAGGAGTAATACTAGCTGTGTCTTCTTTTTGTGTGGTTCTAGCTTGTTCTAATTTATCATTAATACGGGCCATAGCATCATCATAATCAGTTTGAGCATGTGCAACGTCCTGTGCTTGTATCAAAGGGTTAGTGATTTTTGCTATCTCTCTTTGTTTAGTAGTATCGGCTAATGTAGTAGCATGTTCTGTATCCGCACCTTGGTTAGCTGCACTTTGACGTGCTTCCGCATCTTCTAATGTATTAGTTCGTGCTTGTGTGTTTATAGCTGTTGAAGATGTTCTTTCGGCCTTTGCATCATCTAATGCTTTCTGATAGGCATCTTCAACGTGAGCCAACCCTTGAGAGTGTGCATCAAATATGCCGTCTATTTTAGCTCTTAGTTCGGGACCAAATAGCCTATCTTTTACAGCATCCTTAATGGCGTTCCAACTAGTTAAAGCAGCTTTTGGATTATCTTGTGCTAAATCCGCAAGTTGACGTATTTTAGTAGATACTATTGGGGTTATACCGTCTATTCCAGCAGTTTTTCCCAAACGACTAATAAGTTCAATCCTAGCCAATGCGTTAGGAGAATTTATTACATACTTAGTAGCATCATCTAATGCTTTGTCCTTGTTTTTAGGATTTATGTTTAATTTTTCGCCTGTAGTGGTTTCTAAATCTCTACTATTATCGAAATAGGCTTTTCTTGCATCTGCAACTTGTTGTATTACTTCGGGGTTATTAGTGTGCTGCGCCATTGCAGTTACATCATCATCTATACCTTTGATTAAATCTCGCAGAGTAGTATAATTTGGATCATGCCATCCATGCTTCTCACCCATAGCTTGCGCCGTGGCTCTTACGTCTTTTCTTTCGTTTAATAAATCCTGAATAGTTGCGTCTGGGGTTTTGTTAACTATAGCAGCAGGACCAATGGCACCCTTCTCTGCGTTTTCTAAAGGACCGCCATAAGCAGCCGTCTCTAAAAGCTCCTTAGTCCTTTGCTCTAGTGTTTCGTTACGAGCAGCTTTAGCCGCTGCTTGTATAGGAGTATCGGCGGGAGAAGGTTTGCCTAATGCTTCAATAGCAGCATTAGAAGTATTACTATTATCTCTAGGGATTGTTTGTCCTTCTAGTTTACTAGTAACGTCTTCAATCATTGTGTCATAAGCTTTGTGATTATTTTCTTTAGCAGTGTTTATTAAAGTGCTTAAATTACCAGCTATATCTTCTGGACCTTTTACACCTTCGGGCAAATCGGGAGCATTTTTTTGTAAATTAGTTGCTAAGTCTTGATGCACAGCTTGCGTAGCATCGGTTTTAGCTTTCTCAGCAGCATCGTTACGAGCCTTTAACAACTTTTCAGCTTGTGTTTCGCTTCTAGTACGCTGTTGATCCGCTATTAGTTTACGCTGTTCTGCTTCCTCTTGTGCAGCTTGCTTAGCTAGTTTAGCCTTATCTGCCGAGCTTCCTTCGTGAGCTTTTAGTTGTTCCTCTAGTTCACGTTGTCTTTGTGCTGCTTCTGTTGCGGCTTGCTCTTTAGCTTTTTGTAAATCTGTTGCGGCTTGTTTTGTTTGTGCTTCAGCCGCGCCGTTGTGCCAGTCAAAGATACTATCAATCTTATCTTTGATACCTTTAACAGCATTTGACACGGTATCTGCTACGTTTTGTTTACTAACATCTGATAAAGCCTTGTAAGTATCGGCGGCTTTTGTTAATATGCCACTCTTATTTATTAATAAACCTACTTCTTCACCTATTGGTCCAAGAACAGCACTTGCTCTTGCCATTGCACCGGCGTCTTTAGCAGCTTGTCCAGTGTCTCCACCAGAGCGAATAAGAGTTTGTACGCCTTGTATGCCTCCAGCCTTTAATGCTTCGACACCTGTTTTTAGAGCATATAGCGTTATAGGAGAGTTCTCAAGAGTTTTCATAATATCTGAAATCTTTTTAAGTTTGTCAGATTGTGATAAACCTTTTAGTGCCTCATCTCCTAATAGAAATTCTACTAGAGTCTCGCCACCATACCCAAACTTCTCGCCTATAGAGGTGTTCTCATTATCTCCTGCATACTCATGTAAAGTATCTCTAACGCCTTGCGGAGCATGAACTATATCAGAAGCACCAGCAGCCGTACTAAGAAGCCCTGCTCCGAATCCAGCAAAAGGTGCGGCTACAGCCTTACCTAACATGGTCGGAAGATTATCGTTGTCACTGCCTATTAAAGGGCTATCTACTTTCTTAGGACCGCCAATAGGCGTAGCACCGTCTAAAGGATCACTACTTTGCTGCGTAGTCTGTGAGGACTGCGTATGCATTGTAACAGGTGTAGCACCTTCTAATGGATCACTTTGAGTGTTTTGTGGGGAAACGGAACTAACCGCTCCCCCTACGTTTTGATCTAACATTATTACCTCTTATTGAATCGGCACACGCTTACCTTGAGCATCAACATACCCAACTATTTTATTATTCTTTTGCAGAGGAGTAGCCCCGTTTGGAACTTTACTATAATTAGGGTCTTTAGTCCAATCTACGGTCTGATTTTGTGTATTTTGTACATTACTTTGCGGACTTGCAGGACTACTGTTATTGTCCCAACGTGTTTCAAACCCATATTTACGTAATTCCGCGCCAACTTCAGGTGGAACTTTAATATGTTCTTTAGCAGTTGCCATAGCAATACCATCAAGAGTATTAAAGCGTTCGCTAATGAGTCCTCTCCAAGCACGAGTAACAGCATGTTGTTGCTGTGGGCTTAAATTAGCACTCATGGTATCTCGACCTTCTTCGATCTGGCCCTGATAAGGAGTACCGCCAGCCATAGCAGCTTTAGAAACTTCGTCGGCAACCTTCGGAGCAATCGCCTTAAACGTTGTTATTGGAGTATCACCAACGTTTACATTATAAAGATTTGCTAAAGCGTTCAAAGGAGCATAATTACCATGATTATTAAGTTGGTCAATTGCTGTATCCAAATTACCCAAATGCTGCAAAGCAGTACCAACAGCTTGTGTAGCAATACCAGCAGGACTCTTAGGATCACCCAATGCGACTCTAGCTTTATGTATTTGATCGTAATCTCCATCATTATAATTAGGATTAACAAACTTACGAATATAATCCAACATGGTTTGAGCATCCATTTCATATTGCTTTCCGTTGTTATAAACTTTTGGCGGGGCAGTAGTCTTTGGGTTTAAATCATAATGTCCAATAGCATAAAGAGTATCAAAAGGAACACCCGCTCTATCCGGGCCTCCTACTTCACTAGTTTGTACACCAGCTTTTTGAAGAATACTTTTGAGTTCATTACGACTTTCAAAACCAGTGATAACACTTGGATTCCAATTTGGCGGTTCTTCTAAAGCCTTCGACATTGCTTGAATACTTTCATTAGCAAGTGCTTTAGTGTCTTTAGCCTCTTGTAGCTTTCTTGTCTCCGCTGCTTTATTAGCTTCTTCGTCATTTTTTATTTTTACGTTTATGTGCTGGTTCAAATCATACTTATTAATGTTGTCCAACCCACCTAACAAATTTGTCATTCTATTAGCGGCTGTTGGGTCAGTCTTAGCTAACGACTGTATGGCTCTACCATAAGAAGTCATATCATCTCCTTGTCCTGTAGCCATTAGTGCCGCCTGAAACTTTGCTAGTGTAGGAGCTAATGTTGGGTCTTCTTTTAGTAACTTAGGAAGATCAATAGTTAGTTGCTTTGTTGTGTCAGGTTGAGTTACTGCGTTGGGGTCATATTTAATACGACTTGTAATACCATCTACATACTGTTTTGTTTCCCCGTTATCCGGCACATGGTCTGTAACATTTCCCGGTCCAGCGTTGTATGCTGCTAACGCTAATGGAATATTACCATTATATCTCTGCATTTGCTGTGATAGATAATGAGTACCACCAAGAATGTTTTGCTCTACGTTAGTAGGGTCGGTAACGCCTAACTGAGTAGCAGTATTTGGTAAAAGCTGCATAAGTCCAACCGCACCTTTGGGACTAGTTGCTTTAGGGTCTAGTTTACCGTCCTCTCCTAATATGACCCCCTTAATAAGGGCTTTCGGAACATTAGTATATGTCTTAGCTGCCTTATCTACCGCACTGTTAATTTCGTCGTTGTCAATGGTAGGTTCTTCTAACTGATATTGTGGCTGAGCACTAGATTCGTTTACAGCTTTACTATAATTTTGTAACTCATTATCAAGCAGCATCAAAGACTGTACTTGTGTCTTACGGTTTAGGCTCATGCGTAAAGACATAGGATAAGAACCTAAAGCAGGGTTATCGCTACCTTGTATATTATACTTCTTTTCAGCCGCCTGTTCTTCAGGTGTTATTAGTCCTGTAGCTTTCATGTTAGGATCAAGTACCATATAGTTAATATCTGATAAAGGAATTCCGCTACTATCTGTTACACGCTTACCGTCTTTATCTAAACGAGGAACAACCGCATACGGGATAGCGTTATCAGTAGTAACATTATACTTACCGAAATCACTATAATTTACAAAACCTTTGATAGCGGTCGGATAATCATTTTGTAGCTTATCTGCTAAATCTTTGAATTGCCCTACATACTTTTCGTTAGACTCTTCATCCAGTTTACCAACCTGCATAGCGTTGGTTCTCATACGCATGTTAGTTTCGAGAATTTGGGCGTGACGTGTGTAATCCTCTTGAGCCTGTTGTTTTTGTTTGTCTTGCTGTGCTACGGCATTTTTCTCACCAGCTTGAAACGCTTGGGCAGCACCGCGAGCACTCGCATTTGGCCCTTGCTGAGAAAGCCCTGTTAATGCTCCCGATATAGCTTCTAACGCAATTGCTAATCCTATTTTAGTATTACTCATAGGAACAGGAATTTTATTCATAGTTCCTGTGTTAGGATCAACACTATAAGTATATCTTTGTCCACCTGCTAGAGTTTGAGCAATTTCTTTTACAATTCCAGCACGTTGAACACTAGGATGGACTGGCTCGGTAGTTTGGTTGCTTTGAGGACTTTGAGGGCTAGGTGGTGTTTTAGGCATAGCCGGTTGGCCGCTATTAGATTGCGATTGCGTAGCTTCTGCGCTTGGTTGCTGTGGTGCTGGAGCATTGGTAGATAATGTTTGAGCCGTCTGTGGGGTTTGCATCTCACTGCTAGGTGCATCGCCTGTAGCCGATACTTGACCGCCGTTTGGAGGCGTAGATACACCTTCGTAAGGAGATGTACTACTATTATCTGTTGTTATTGTGCTTTCATCTGGCATTTGTTTATCCTTTTTAATGTTAAAGGATTATTCTTTAACATTTACTTAATTTTACCACTGTGTTCCGAACGGGGCGCTAGAACTCGTGCCATCCGTACCACCACCATTCCAAGAAAGTCCCGATGCGGGAGTAGGGTTATAAGCGTCTCCATTGTTAGGACTCTGGTTCTGATCCCCAGAACCAGAGTCCGAATTACCCCCCAATAGGGCACCAGCCGCAGCCCCTCCTACTTGACCAAGGGCACCTGTTACGGCACTTATCCACGAATTATTCTGTTGCGAGATTTGATTTTGCGTATTAGCTGCCGCACTACCTGCGCCGGTTGCGGCGTTGTCGAATCCCGATGCTGTGTTAAACACGCTAGGAGCGTTTGCCAAACCTTGAACAGCCACATCATAGTTTTGCCTCCCAACTGCGTAGTTTTGCTGTGTAATATTAGATAGCTCTCCTGCTGTTTGGTTAGCAGCACTTTCTGCTAGTTGAGCGTTTACACCTAAGTTACCGCCACCGGGTAACGAAGCGTTACCACCATTTTGAGCACTTTCAGCATCTCCAACAGCGGCTTTAGCGTTTCTATATGCTTGCCCAGTTTGTGTTATGGCTTGCGAATTTAAGTTCGATAACTCTGTAGGGGAAAATCCTTGTTGGTTAGGTCCAGCCGCAACGGTTGGTGCAAAAGTGTTTAACAAATCTTGAAAAACAGTGCTAGAGTTTCCAAAAACTGATCCAGCCTGAGTCGTTACCTGATTATAAAAATTAGACTGTTGCTGACCTATTGCTTTTTGTCCTGAGCTAGCGCCACATGCTAATTCAACTTCTCCTTCATACATAAAAGCATCTTCATAAATCTTTATGTATTTGTGGCCGTCCCATTGGAACCGAAGTTCTCTATAAACTTTCATACTCATTATACCACCTTTAGGAGCCAATTGTAAATACCTTCTGCTTCCTCAAAGCCTAAATGCTTTTTGCAGAATCTTTTTAATATGTCTACGTCGCTAAAAAAGACTACTATTTCAAACCCATTTTGCTTGGCCTTTTCTGCTAATATAGGAAAGCCTTCTAGCATACACCGCATATTACGTCTAGCATTATTGTTATCTACGAATTGTATATCAAGTTTTAGCACTTTATAGTTTTCTATCAATAAGGCTTCGCCTCTAACAAATAATACTATACCGTCTTCGTCTTCATAAACAGATGCGACCGTGTTTAGTTCGTAAAAGAATTCTACCGGAGTGTTCTTATGATGTTCATCTTTTTCAAGGCTCTCTTTCAATAAAGGTAAATCAGCGTACTCCAAATATCTATTAGTTACCATTAGACCCCGTTACTTGGTATATTATACCAAATAGTATTACCTACATTATATGTAAGTTTCATAACTGAATGTGTGTTAGCCGTTGTACTAACTGCTGTAGCACCTGCTATATTAGCAGCTAACGTAACAGCATGACCCGTTGAATCCTGAGCAAACAAAAGTGTTATCTCTTGGCCGTCTGTGGGACCACTAATAGACATACTAGTAATTGCCGCGTTAACTGTTATTAAAAAGCTGTTACCTAGAGTAGCATTTATTGTCAATACTCCCGCTACCGGAGCTACTGTAGTCTTAGTGCCTGTAAGCGGCAAATATGCACTAGTGTTACCTGAGCCGTCTTGCTGCCACAATACGTTAACGCCTCCGCTAGGTGCGGCAGGAGTTGTGTTATTTAAATTTGTTGCCATTTATACTCCATTTACTTTAATTGGCCTATTCACATTTACAGTAATAGTAGGATCATCTGATATTGTAATCCCATTTACTTGAACAGTAGCAACTAATGTAGAAACCCAAGCATTAGCATTTGCTATATATTGTAATTTGGACCCCGAAGATAATTGTGAGGTTTGTAGTGGCGTATTATTCAAACCCACAACAGAAACACTATTACTACCCGCATTAGAGTCTACGTCACCTGTAAGAGGATAAAGTGTCGCGCCTCCCCCACCTGCTATTTCTCTATTCATATTATATCATCCTTGTCAAGTTATGTAGGAACATAACCTAAAGTAACTACTATAACACTGCTAGTTGTTTCTATGTTAGTAACTGTTATATAGATTTTAGAAGACGACGGTTTATCCCCGTTAGCTCCTGTCCTACTTTGATAGGTCCACTGGAAAGGGCTTGTATCGAATACGAAATCAGTTATTAAATTTTGAGTGGTTCCTGCTGCTGGAGGAACGTCTAATCCTCTTCCTAAGTCTCCGTTTTGCGCGGTTTGTGTTCCGTACAGCCTTACACGGCATCCCTTAGTAGCAGATAAATTTATCAATTGAAAAGAAGGACTAACTAAGAAAGAACTAACAAACTGTTTATTAGCACTTAGAGATGGTGTAGTTATAGAAACTTGCTGTAATGTTGACGGCGTAGTTGATCCGCCACCCGAACCACCCGAACTAGAACCACCGCCTCCGCCTCCACCAATTGTCGTAGCACTCGTAACGCCAGAACTGTTTATAGGAACAGATTGAGGACTTACCCAACGAAACTGAGGTACAACACCATTTCTGTAATATTGTCTTGAAGAGTCAGTAGCACCTGTAAGTACAACAGGTAAAGGACACCGAAGGAATACACTTCTACTTAAAGTAGAAGTTCCGGTAGCTCCAGAATCAGGGCTAGGTTTAAATGGCTGAATACTTTTATATCCAGCCATTTCTTTATTTTCCTTATAAGTAGATATTGCATCACTTAACGACGGCATGTAAACTCCTTACATCTCTTGGCTATAAGCACCAAATACTGTCAAGGTGTGCATCTCGTTTTGGACTGTATCTGTTGGAGAGAAATACACAATAATTTGACAATGACGCATAGCTGCTGCATCTTCTTGGTTCTGAGCTAAATAGAATCTTTGTGCCCAGAACGATCTACTAGGTCTTACTTTAGTATTTGGAGGATCGTTCACCCATTGTTTCAGTATGTCAATTGGTCCTGTATAATACGGTAGTGCTTCATCTATAAGAATGCCCAAAGTAACTGGGGTACCAACTTTAGTACATTCTGTATTTATAAATGCTACTTCTGCTACTTGTCCCGGTTGTGCTAATACGGCTGATCCTATAACGGCCCAAGCAGGATAAGGAGTACCCACGTCAGAAAATGCTGATAAATCTCTTTGTAGCAATTCACCAGTTCCCGTAGGACCGATTAACAATCTGTGTTTACCCGGTGTAAGCTCTATACTTTGCACTGCTTTAGCACCATTTGTTATAGAAGCAAAGGGGCACCATGTATACCCGGACTCAGGGGAAGGAGTGGGCATTAGTTTATACCAACCAAATTCTCCATCGCACACATACCATGCTTTATCTTCGCCTTGTACATGCCACGCAACATAAACATTTGCCGGATTCCAAGTTTGACCCGGATTTCCATTATTTAGTCTAAGTCTATCACCAATAGGAAACCCTCCATCATCTTCTCCTTGCGAAGGATCAAGGATTAAGAATTCGTTATCTGTTGTGAACATACCGATAATAGGACCATTTGTATCTAAAGCATTATAACTAGCTAGTCCTATTCCGGGTAAAACAGGAACAGCATTTTGTATAGGATTAGAAGACGTTCCTAGTCCTTGTATTAAATACACGTCAGATACAGTAAACACTAATAAACCACTACTAACAGGTACAAGTCTTTTGACTAAAGAAGGAACTGTATCATAGTTCAAGGGTGCTGAGCCATTAATACCGTTACCAACGGGAGTCTCGGCACCTGTAGTCCATTTAACAGTGTTTGCTACACTATAGAATATTCTACCTAAGTGATATGTTAAATTCTTAGAACCCGTTGCAGGAGGAGTATTTTCTCCAAGAATCGCTCCTTGAATCAAGTTATTAAGTCCTGTATCTGGAGTAGTATCAGAGTAACCGTTTAACAAATAATCGTGTAGTGTCAATGTATAAGTAGTCGATACACCCGGTATAAGGAAAGGTATAGCTTGACCGTCTGTAGTTCTAAATATAGCTACATAGTCTGATTGAGGGTCTATATTAGACGGTGCTGGTAGTCCTTGACCCGCTGCTATTGTAACGCTTTCGACTCCTACAAAGTTACCCGTAGCCACTGATAAAGGTGTACAATTAGAGACTGTATTATCTAGCGTATTAACAAGAGCTATACAATATTGCCATCCTCCATTAAACGTACTTAAACTACCCGATGGTAAAGATGACCCCCCACCCTCATTAATCCATATTAAATTTGGGTTATCGTTTGTAAGATTATACTCTCCTGTTAACCATATAGGTTGTGTGGTTCCGCTGACACCTGATCTAAAAGGAGCTTCGGTGTAACCGTTGGTATCCACAATCATAGTATTTGGTAGTGTATATCCTACACTCTTACTCCAAACGAAATCGGATACCGGGCCGATGTTACTCCATAATAGACTACCGGCTGCTTCTGATACATTAGCATAAGCCGGTGCATAAGAAGTTGAGAAACCCGGCCAACTAGGTTGAACCGTTCCGCTCTCTGTGGCTCCGTTTGCTAGTGTGTTACCATTGCAAGTTACTGTAAATATTTGACCGGGGTGGTACCAGTACGCATAATCAAACTCAAATGGATAAGTACCCGGTGTTGGTATATTTATAACAAAAGTATCCGTAAAAGGACCAGATTGGTTATTCCCCCCAAATAAAGGGTATCCATTAATAACTGTAGCTGTTTGACCTGATTGGTTATTATTGGGTCCACTTACTAAAGTAGCACCGCCTCCCATTCCCCAGACAATACCATCTTGGTGAACGATAGTGATTGTATAATTACCTGCTACGGGGAAGCTGAGGTTACCGAGAACTGCTAGGTTAACGTCACCCATATAGGACGGAAAAGGATTAACGGTGCCTACTATACTTCCTGCCCCGTTAACAATGTTCCATAATATTGTTTGATTAAAAAAGCCGGGCGGGTCACCATACGCACTTAAACTATTAAGAGTAGTGTAACTAGCTGCTGCACTTCCGGTCGTAGTTGGATATTGTAGCTGGACTGACCCGACGCCTATAATATGGGAAGCAGGGTATAAATAAGCACTAACGTTACCGGATATGGTTGGCTGTGAAACGGGGGTTAACTTAAACAAACAGTTTACACCTGCCGCATTTCCTATTACATATTGTATAGTACCTTGTTTTGAAGCGGTGGCTGTACTTGTAGCATCCTCTGCCAAACCGCCTGTATTAGATAAAGTCAACGTAGTAGTAGTAGATGCGCTGCAAGTAAATATTCCATTATTTGCTAACTCTGCAAAACCCGTTACTAAATAAGTATTTCCTGCAAGGGCGTTACTAGCTCCTCCAAGAATTAAACCAGTATACACAGTAGTTCCGCCAGAAGCAGCCGCGCATTGCGTCAGAGAAAGCGGAGAAACATAGTTATAACTGGGTTGCCAAACAAGTTGAGCCGCAGTTTGGATAAGTGTCCAAGTTACTGTGTTATCTGTAGTAGTACCAAATGGCGTAGTATTCCAAGTTGGTGTAGCACTGCCGCTAGTACCTGCTGTTGAAACTTGCTGTAGATTGCCGTTAGAATCTATAATAGCTCCTGCCAAAGAATAGGAAGTCATTGCTATCCAATTAGACGCGAACGCTTTTCCTAAAGTAGGAGTTAAAACTGTTGTGGGAGGAGCTATGCCCCAGTTTTCTACAGTTTGTCCTCGATTGACCCATATAGCAGAACCGTCATACGTTATACTACCTTGAAAATTATTGCTAGAACTGGGAACAGTTGTTCCCCAAGTAGGAACTGTACCGCCTGATATAGGTGTTCCGCCATTTATAGCTGCTGCTCTAATAGAGGATTCCGATCCGCTGTAATTAGCATTCGTAAAGGCTGCTGTAAATGTATTAGTAGTCACTCCTGTAATAGTTACACTTTGTTTTTCAAGAAAAGTAGCAGTCATTGTTGCAGGAAACGTAACAATATCATCGTCTGACAGTAAATTGGTAAGTGTTGTAGAAGTAGTAACGGTTAATACATTATTAACAATCGTTATTCCAGTAACTACAAGAGACGTACCTATTAGCTGTTGAATATTGTTATTAGGGTCTATTAAAAAGGTAGTAAAAAATTCACTACCATTTGCTCCCCACGCTTCGTTAGCAGACCAAGTTACTAAGCTTTGAAGCCATTTCTTGTTATCTATTCCGTCCGCAAAATATAAAGTATTACCTACAGACTGCATATAAGATTGATCGGAGTTTGTGCTTTTAGTAAACACTAGACTTTTTGTTCCATTATACAATGAATACAAAGCATTAGCCTGATCTACCATAACATCTATTTGTTCTAAAGCAGGGCTAGACAACCTAAAATCATAAAACCTATCTGGACTAGTATAAGAGTTACTATCTGCTACACAAGTTCCCGGCCTACGAACTAATGTGAGCTTGTTAGATATTTCTACATTTGAGCCATCTATAAGGGCATCTCCAGCCGCGCCATAAAACTTCTCAACGATACGTGTAGTAACAGCGTCACGTAAGGGACTTCTATTAGTCCATATACCACTACTCCAACGTCCTGTATATATAGGCTCCCATCTTGTAGGTTTCTGAGGTTGACCACCCGCTAGTCCAATGATATTAGGCATTTATTACTCCTTAATTAAGACTGATTTGGAATCCAAGCCCCTAAATTAAAGGGGCTTGGAGATGTTGGAATAGATTGAGAATTTGGACCCCAAACTAATTGACCCTCCGAAGTGTAGGCCGATATTGTATAAGTTGTTCCGCTAGGCAATAGAGCAGAATTAGGCCAAAGAGAAACTTCGGGAGACGATGGAACATTACCGGAACTATCTAGGTTTATTTGTAAATCATACAAAGACCCTACTTGAGAATTTCCGTTAGCCTGCGCGTCTTGGCTTAGTCTTATTTTAAGATAACCTAGTGCTAAGGTATTACCCTCGCTATCTTGAAAGCTACCTCCAATTATTTGATTAACAGTTGCCATTATTACTCCTTATTAATGTGGTATATTAGGAAAGACGTGGTTTGTGTAGTCCACCATCAAATCCTCGATATAAGTCGTTTGCCCCGCAGATGTTCCAGCCTCGTGGTTACCAACCCAAATTTGAGAAAGTGTATCAGTGTTAGCGAGAGCAATAGTGACCGTTGACCCTATTTGTGTAAAGGTTCTCCCATTAACAGCATATATATTTAAACTTGCTAGTTTATTAGAAGTCATATCAAACTTCATCGTATACCAAATTCGTACCTGAGAAGTAACTGTTATACAGCCTGAGTGTGTAACCGATGTTGGGCCGGTTTCTATAGTATAAGCATAAATATTTCCGCAGGATAGCCCACTTGATCCGCTATCTAATTGCACGACAGCATACAAAGCAGTGTTACCAAGAATAACTACAGCATCAAATAGTGAGCCTGTCTGACCGACAGTTCCGTTTAACGGTCCCGGTGTCATAAAACCTGATATAACAGCTATTGTTGCACTTGTAGTAAAAGTTGCAATAGAGATTTCTGGGTTACCTCCAGCGAAGGTGTTATCTTGAGCTAAAGATTGTGTAGGTGTTATACAAGTAAGTCCCGTAGTCCCGTTAATTCCCACATTAGCTGGAATTGGTCCTTGTGTCGCGCCTACTGTTTGATGGGTAGCTGCTTGGGTCCACGCCGTATAAGTTCCAAGGGTCATTGTAGCCAAGTTACTAGTAGTTACCGCTGTGCCTTGAGTAACGCCGTTGCCTGTTATAATAAAATCTACTGGATAAAAATTGGGACACGGTGTTAGTGTGTTCCATCCGTTATAATTTCCAGTAGTTTGCCCTATAGTTTTACTATCTATAGTGCTTATACCACCTTTAACTTGACCAACCGAAACGTTGTTCCATTTAGCGAATGTTGGAGAAATCACGTAGCTAAAAGATGCTACCGAAGAGTTAGTATCTCCACTCTTAGTACCTAACACTTGTACGGTTTGTGAAACACTTACTGTTATTGAACTACCATTAGTTAGTGTACTTCCTGTGGAACATGTTCCCGGTGTAGTTGCGGCTGGAGTAGTTCCATTGGTTGTATAACATAACGTAGCACCAGATGTAACACTTGTTAGCGTTACACTCAAAGGTAAACTATATGTGTATGTACCCGCCGCTATACTAGCTGTGGGCGTTCCTACTGCTGGAGTCGAGTTAGGGAAGGCTGTTGTTTCTAAAGCAAACGTTCCATAAGAAGCAAAATTAAAGGTAGCATTTATTGCTCCTGCTGAAGATTGTACATCATAGGCTAACGCCCCGTTAACATCTGCTGATATTGTTACAGCAGTAAAAGGAGAGTTAACCGTTATAGTTCCGGGTGCGTTATTGCTAACCATTTGTAAAGAAGCTATAACAAGGTCACCGCTAGATGTTGTAGTACACGATGGAGTATTGTAAGCAGCAGTTCCACCTGTGCTCGTACTATACGCTTGACAATCAGTAGGTGTCGTTACTCCAGAAAGTTCAAATCCGTTTAGCTTCATTGATCCGGCAGGAGTCGAACTTTCAGTTAAAGTAAGCGTACAAGATGTTGTACTTGTTACCAAAGCATACGCTTTAACATAACCATTAGTAGCATCTTGTTTTGCTTGTGTCCAAGTTAATCCACAACCTGATATTGTACCTGTAAAGGCACCAGCATTACCAGAGCCAAATACTAACAAAACATGTCCAGCCGTTATGTTACTGCCATAAGAACATGTTGTAGTTGTGTTAGCAAAAGATGTACCATTGCACTGATTAGCAACTACAGGTTGTGCCGAAGCCTTATGACAGAACAACGCTGCCACTAATACTATAAACAGTGCTAATTTTTTCATTATTGTATTCCCCCAACGTTAAGCGAAGGCATTACAAGAAATGCCGAGGTAGACGTTGCAACACCTATAATCTGTACGTAATGACCACTTGTAGATGGTTCTGTTTGTGTTAATAGACCGGCAGTACCATCTGACACATAAATAATACCCCCTGCTGTCCATGAACCGTTTGTAACAACACCGCTATACACGCATACAGTAGCACTAGACGCCACACAAACACCGGGAACAGTTGTAGAAGCATTAGCTTCAGCTAATGTCAAAACTCCGCTACTATTTACATAGTAAACATCTCCTGTAGTTAGTCCTGAGCCTGTTAACGATCCAGTAGAGCCTCCTCCACTAACTGTTTGCCAGCCTTGTGCGCTACCGCCGCTATTCATTCCCCAAACTTGGTTAGCACTTCCATTAGTGCTAATGTTTGTAGCTGTTGCAGCATTGCCTGTAGTGTTTTGATTCCATGTAGTAACTGTGCCGCCTAGTTGCGAGTATTGAACTACGGCGCAAGTAGGAACAGTACCGTTAACTAATGCTGACACATACTGACCGGATGTACAAGTTCCAGCATTAGGCCAACTTGAAGATGTTGGGACCGTAGGAGTTCCTGTAAGTTGTGTATATGGTAATGATAGTACAGAAAGAGTAGTTAAAGTACCGTTAGACGTTGCTGTTATGTTAGCAGCAGTTCCAGTAGTATTCTGGTTAAATGTTGGAAAATTTGTTAGATTGGCCGCACTAAAAGTAGGAGCTAGTGAGGTTGGGAAATCTGCATTAACTGTTGCTCGGCATGTGGGAGCCGCAGGAGAGCCTGATGCTGGACCTAGTACATGACAATTTGCGGCCTGTAATGCTAACTGCGCGTCTGGGTCAAGAAACCCGTTAGTTGTTACCGCTGTACCGGCCACGCTGCTAAACAAATTGGCTGTTGTGCTCTTCAAAGCAACACTAGTTACAGTGCCCGAACCTCCGCCTCCGCCTCCAGTTTGTGCCCATGTTCCGCTCTGGCAAGTGTAAAGAAGTCCAGTAGTTATAGTTATTTGTCCAGCAGTTCCAGATTGACAAGTGCCCGAAGGAGCATTGTTTACAAAGTACCAAGTGTTTTGCGCCGTACTAGGTAATGCAGCAGCCAGTATAAAAGCAAACCACAATAAAAGTTTCTTCATCTTACTCCTTAGTTGTTTTAGCATTAATAACATTACTTCCTTTATTAATGAGATATAAAGGTGTAACAGTAGTTGTGATAAACATTCCAGCCGCGCCCATAAAACTATTTAAATCTGCAACGGTTATGTTTGTATGTATTTTACTTGCTATGGCAGTTCCCCACCCTAAAGTAAAAAAGATAATAGCAGTTATTAAAATACGGGAGCATGAGCCTGATCCATCGGGAAGAGGCTCACTAAACGTACTTTTTAACCATGAAAAAAAGTTCATAATACTCCTTATGTAGGGTCGCCAAACACAAACGCGCCCCATGTTGCTGAGTTACTACTAGCCGCTGTGATCGTTACTGTTGTACCGCTAACTGTACACCCTGCTGCTATAACCGTTGTACTTTGTACCGTAGCTACACAAACAGGAGTTGTGTATGTTGTACCTAGTGTTATAGTGCAACTTGTGCTAGAGGACATTGAACATGTTCCACCAAAGTTATTTGCAGCATGTTGGTCTATGGTTTTAGAAGTCATAATACCAGTAAGCGACACATTTAAGAATGTGCCTGTGCCAGAAGAAGCTACGACATTTGAAGCAGTAACGTTTCCATTAAATGTGCCAGCACCAGCACTAGTAACGTTGAACTCACTAGTAGAGCCGCCAGAATTAAACAAATTAATTAGATAGTTATTAGTAGCGCCTGTTGGAGCTAAAGCATAAATTGCGTAAGCATTTGTCGGAGAACTGCCCCATGCAACTGTGCCAATCGACAAGGCTGCATTGGCAATTACCGAACTTTCTTCGACACCGAACGCTGAATTAACTATCTGATTTGCACTAAAGGTTTGAGCTAAATTTAGTTCCGCTATGGTGCCTGTATTAGCAGGTAAAGACGCTGTAACTGTACCTAAAGCACCTGTAACAGTTTGAAGTGTTAAAGTACCACTAGTAGCATTTCCAAATGTAAGTGACCCTAGCGTACCAGAAGCACCTAATGTAGGAGTAGCTGTAAATGTACCAGAAGTCCCGTTTGGAACTTCTCCGGCAACACCACTAATAGATATAGCACCCGAAGACGAAATAGCTATTGGAGATGCACCACTAAGTCCTGACGATCCTATATTAGCGATAGGTATACCTGTTGGTAAATCGGCGGTAACTATAAGTCTGGGTGTCATTGCTCCTGCCGAACCATTGGGCGCAGCTAAGAAGAAATTAGCAGTTTCACTAGTACCTGTAACGGCCAATGTTCCGCTTCCGGTTATCGGACTACCAGTAACAGTTAACCACGAGGGAAGTGTTAATCCGACACTACTTACTGTGCCTGTAGAAGGAGCACCGCCATCGGTCAGAGTGCATGTAGTTCCCGAAGTAGTACATGTTACTAAGTCACCGTTAGCAATTACTGTTGCAGGAAATAGTATAGTATTAGTTGTAGTTGCCGCACTGCCTAAAATAGAATGTGCGCTAGCTGACCCATTTGATAGGTTAATAGTACCAGCCGCACTTCCGTCTGCTCCTATAGCAATATTAGAAGCCCCGCTCCCTGAAAACGTAGTATTTTCAGTTACGGTCAACGCTGTTCCGCTGTCTGTTATGGGAGCATTACCGACGGCGGAACTGCTTGTCCATTCCGTTAACTTACCCGTAGTACCAGACCCGGTAACAGTGCCCGATCCGCTGGTGCAACCGCTAGTAGTAGCTCCACCGTTGGCATCGGTACAAAGAGATGCCCCTGTACCTGAAATAGTACCTGAAGATAAGATGTTAGTATCCGTACCTTGGATAGCCTTGCTGCTTGTCACGGTTGATGCTGACCCCGCTATTGCAACTTGAGTTGCGGTCATTCCAGATAAACCAGTTCCGTTATTCGGAATGTTGAGGATACCTGTACCTGCCGTGTATGTTGCCGCACCGCTTCCGGTTGTCGTAAGAGTCGTCATCGGAACGCCAGTGATGTTCGCAGTTAGTAAAGAAGCGTCCAAGGTATAGGCATACCCTACTTGTATTCCTTGTGTGTTGCCTAAGTTAACCTTAAAACCTCCACCTGATAAATCAAGCACCTGAAACTGAGGTAAAGCAACACCTGTTAGGGCGTTACGCTCCATCAAAGTTAGGTTGTTACCGTTAACGAGCATCTGCCAGCGTGAAGATGTGTCACCGCCCGTAGGCAACGCTGTGGTGATGGTGAATCCAGAACCAGTATAGCCACTAACCGTAAAGCCGGTTGGAGCTATCCAGCAGTTACCCGCATTGTTAATGGATGCCACAATACCACCGCCGCTAAGCGATGTTGTCAATGTCGGTGTGACTGAGCATTGGCCTCCGGTCAGAGTTACGCTGCCCGAACCTGTGTATGCACCCGGCATTTGGCTAGAGATAGATACCGCACCAGCCCTAGCTACAACAAAGGTGAATCCTGAGCCGCCCGATATGCCAGTTAGTGTATAAGAAGGAACTCCTGTAGCGCATACACCCTGCGTTAGCAGTGTGATCGAAACCGAGCTACTTCGTAAGTAAGCCTCAACGACGGGATAAGTAGAGCAGCTACCATCTGAAACCCAAGTAAAAACAGGGGTGCCTGTATACCCCGTACCTTGTGTGTAAGAGACAACGTACACACCGAGGTTGCCATACGTGCCTGATAACTCGATAGGGTGACTAGTTGCGGTCTGAGACGAAACTAGTGGCAGAGAAAGACTGTGTAATACTCCTGACGACGACCCGCCTGATTGGAAGTCTTGGTTCTCCTCAAAGCCAAATCCGCAATCCGGCGTTATGGCGTAGTTACCAACTGGCGGGATAAGCGAAGTGGTGTTAGGGTTGGCAAGTTGACAGAACCAATCGCCCCACGTCTGAGGATAGACGTTAACCAAGCCCTGTGTCTCATAATTACCAAAGGTCGGTGCTCCACTAAATTGATTGCCATAGTACGAACCTATCCAGTAGCCATTGGAGGCACTGTTATGTGCATACTCGATACCTTGATGGGCTTGCACGAACTGCGAGGTAGCCGGTGCTGCATTAGCCGCAGCTAGGGCATTACCCGCAACTTGACTATGACCGGAACTGCTCATGTGCAACCCGTTGTTAGCGTTAGTCACGATATTGTTTTGAAGACTGTTATTCGGACTAGAATTAAAATAACCGGAAACAGGGTCAATGTTTTGATTGTCGTAATACTTAACGACCATGCCCTCTCCGTTAAGTTGATTAACTAGTGTGGAAAGCCAGTCAGAATAGACAACTTGACACCCTGCCAATGCTGGAGTTGTAAGTCCGCAAGTAGGAGCACCAGAGTTTTGGTTCGGTAACGCCCCACCTGCAACCACGTTAGGTGGATTAACACCAGCATTGTGAGTTGCCGTAGGGACAGCTAATTCCGCAATGGCTACGTTAGAACCTCCTGAGTTAGTCGCAGTGATGACAAAAGTGTGTGTAGCACTGGGGGTTACCTTGAAATGGGCAGCTTGAAGCGATGTTGTACCGCCGAAGTTAGCGGGTCCGTACCGATAGCCATCATTTCCTGCATAGCTTTCGGATATTGTCGATGTGCCAAACACTGTGTCGGTTAATGGACTACCACCGTCGGCGGTGATTTGCCACGACCCGCCAAAGCCCGGTCCTGCTGGATAGATGACTTCTATATCTCCTCCAGCACCCACATATATACCCGATAGAGTCATTGTGGTGGAGGCTGAAGATGTAACCTCTAATTGTGGGTTAGCTGAGAAGCTAGCCTGTGCGAACTGACCGCATGAGGAAGCTGTTCCATTGCTACAACTTACTGATACCGGGGTAGTGGAAGATGTGCATCCAGCACCGAACTGAGTAATCGTGAATGGAAGTTCAATCTGCCCACTAGCGTTAATAACCGCACTAGAAGTGGCCGTGTATCCTGTTCCCCCGGAAATTAATGTTAACCCTGTGGTGACGTATGTACCGGGACTGTTAACCGTCTGGACAATAGCGTTACCAGAGCCGATCTGAAGATATGTGCCATTAACAAGCTGAAAGTTACCAGAAGCATTAAGTGTGACTGTCTGGACTACTCCTCCGCTAACTGTAATAGTGGCAGTCATGCCTGTTGCACCCGCACTGTAAACGGTGGGAACAAAAGTCACGTTTTGAGTCGAGCATGAAAACGTCAGGATATTACCTGTCTGGTAAAATATGCCCTGTGTTGCTCCGGGGAGTGTGCTAGGCGTACCAAGTACCTGATAAGGTGACCAGCCCGAACCTAACGCCCAAACGTTAGTTGGGGTGAACGCGCAGGTATCGGAAGAAATCGACTGTGTAGCATTTAGGTTAAAATAAGGAAAAGTGATCGTTGTGGAAGTGGCGGCTGTAAGTTCTACCCAACCCACGGTGTTAAGGCCAGTCAGTGTAGTGCATCCGCTTACTAACAATCTCTGGTGCGGGACATAATTGTTGGCGATAGTAACTACCGCCTGATTAGCACCGAGAGAGATAGCTTGTCCAGACTGGGTTACAGCCTGAGCTATTGGCAGATACTTATCTTGCATCGGAGTTGCGATATGCACCATTGCTGCACGACTTTGAGAAACGAAAGAATATTGGTGCGACAATGGCGGAGTTACATTAGTTTCCGCATCCAAATTGTTAGTGTTATACTGAGCCACGACAACAGGGTTAGCTTGGTCTGAAGGTGCGAAGCCAGAGAACGCACGATTAGCCCAGTCTCCCGATCTATCTCCCGCTACGTTAGTAGCAATCTGACCGTAAGGTGTCGTGGAACAAGCTGACTCTGGAACATTAAGGTCAAAACATACGTATTGCGCCCATGAGCCGAGAATGTAAGGACCAAGCTGCGTATAAACTAACCCCAAACCTGCTGAGTTAGAATCGCCCATCGTCACAGCGCCGCCCTGAGAAGCATTAAGCGTGGGATGGTTTTCCAAAATACCGGGCGCATCCTCGTATAATGTGTTGTCTGGGGTCAATCCCCCGAAGGCACCTGCATTGTTGTATTGTATAGAACCATTAGCGCCTCCCGGCGTGGAACTACCGTGAATCCAGTTAAATATAGTTCTTACATCGGTTATACCATTTGTGGCAATTCCCGATCCATTTGTAACAACTTTTGCAATAGGAATTTGCGAACCAGTAAAAACAGATTGACTAACCGTTGGTATGCAACTGTTTGTTGTATCTAAGTATATGTAGTTGGTAGTATTAGCAGCTAATGTTAAAGCCGGGCTAGTAGGGTAACCGGGGTATTGTACTATACTTCCACAATTCGCTGTACCGCCTCCTAACGTAATAGTGAGTGCTCCGCTAGCAGGAGTAGACAAAGGTCCAGCCAAAGGCATATAACCGGGAGCGACACCATTTGTATATTTTGCATTAACTGCATACAAAGGCTGTCCATTAGTAGCTTGTGGCTGCTGAGCATACGTACAGAAAGACGCCAAAATTAAAGCTATCCCTATAATATGTTTAAAAATGTTCATAAAATAAACTTATACTCCTCTTGCTTGTGTACCTTGTTGTACCCTATCTTCATTAACTATCGGCTGTCCTGTAATAGCGGACCATCCTTGAAGAAATATATTAATTTGTGTTTGACTAAGCCCTTGACTAGCTCCTAACAAAGAAGCTATGAATTTTTGGTTAGCCAACTGAAACCTAGAAACATCATCACCAAAAAATAACATCAACGCTACGAATCCCCAAGTATACAAGCGCGAGTATTCATCTGGTATTGGTGTCCAAGTAGCATTAACACTATCTAGTATTGGGGGTTTTTGCTGTATGGTTATAGCTACTGGATAAGACATATCGGGAACGGGCATTAGTCTAAAAGTGACATTACCGTTTCCATCGTCTGATTGTGCAGATATATAATTAGGGGGAGATTGTGCCGAATCTAAACTAAGGCACAGCTTAGAAGGGATTTCTTTCCAATAAGGACTTTGTGTGTTAGGATTTAGTAATTGAATTGATGTAGTTTCAATCCAATCAAAATTGTATGTTGTACTTACGGGAGTATTTATAGACCCTAAATTAGTCCAAACTGCTGATCCATCGGTAGTCGTACTCCCTTTGGTAGCATTAAATGTAGGAATAGTAGAACCTGTGGTCCCGGCTGTGGTAACACTCTGACAGTTTCCATTAGAATCGACTAATACCCAACCTGTAGAAACAGCAAACGTTGCTGTCCAATTAAATATTGTATAGTCTTGCTGCCCCTGTGTTGTTATAAAACCAGTAACTTTACGATTCCATCTCCAAGCAAAGGGTGCTCCTAAAATCGTCTGTAGAACTAAATTGGCACTTGTCATGGCAGGTTCTAAATTATTACCATAGGTTGTGGACCGCTGGAATATAAACCTCTTAGCCCATTGTATTGTATCTTTTAGCTGTATAGTGCTCGAAGAAGCCATGTAATCTCCTAAAACAAAAAACGGGGAATACTCATAAAGAATACTCCCCGTCTTGTAACTTCTAAATTATTTACCAACCACTCCACGGTCCAAAAGGTTGCGCCGGAGTAATTTGATTAATAGCGTATCCAGTATCCATAATGATAGAACTCGGATAAAAGCCGTAATCGTCCATTTCTCTATCAGATTGTCTAACAGCGTGGTCTAGGGCTTCTAACCATATTTGTCGTTCTTGTGGGTAACGCGCTCTAACTTTTGCATCGGGGTTTCTACGATAACATTCTGCGAAGAACCCTTGCTTAAACGCCCATTCAAAATCATCTGGTATAGGATTAAGATACTGCGTAAGGTTAAAGAACCTTGGTGCTCTCATTTGTCCTATAGGCTGAATAAGCCACACTACCCCGTTTTGTGGAGGTATAGGGTTTAATCTAATACCTTGTCCTTTAGGGTTAACTGCTGTCCAGACACATGAGCCGTCTGTTACTGTAGTAGCAGTAGCTAAAGGATTTCTAAACGTAGGGTAAGTAGGAAACTGTGTCCATGCGGGTTGCGTGTTTCCACAAGTTCCATAAGTCGTTAATGCCCATAGATTACCATACTGATCGGCTATACACGTAGAAGCATTAATAGGTGTTGCTAACGTCTGTAAGGGGTTGGTATAAATAACACCCGGACCCGGATTCTGTTGTCCCGTTTGGTTTGGACCTGCTACGGTCGTTTGACCTGAAGGAAACCCTGCTGTTGGGCCTAATGGTGCCGCGCCCCAAGTTCCTGTCATTAATTGGTCATTGGGTAACCAACAAATCTTTCCGCCACCGCTAGTTTGAAAGTTAGTAACTTGTAAGTCTTTTCTAACCTCTAACTGATTCTTAGACTTTGATATACATGTTTGGTTTATATTAACTGCCCATGCACTTTCTAGCCATCCAAGATTTACCAAACCGGGTATGAAATAATCTTGCTGCAAACTAATGGTGGGGAACGGCGGTATATTAAATCTATTCCATTTCCAATTATAAGGCTGTCCAGCCGGACCACCGTTTATCAACGCTTGCATAACGTCGTTAGCAATTGATAGAGCAGGGGCTTGTGATAACCCGCCAGTTGCTAGAGCAGGAGAAACGTCGCCTAACGAGGAAGCATCATTTACTACCTCTTGTAATCTTATAGTAGAGTTGGCCGGAACACTGGCGCTCGGTGTTATAGGAGTTACACTTACATAAATTAAAGCATAAAACTCAACTCCGGTATCAGATGCTACTAGATATAAATTGTTAGCATCATATCTAGTAGATTGAAACCAAACTTGTCCTCCAGTAATATACTCAAAAATAACTGATCCGGGTATTGCACCTAGATTATGAGGTAAGGTGAAATTACCCGGAGCCGTTGTAGTAAAAAAGACTGAAACACTAGAAGGCATATTGTCTCCAAATTATTAACGAAGGGTAACTTGATCCATCATTTCACGGAAATACTCACCATTATCAGACCATTTAAACTGACCAGAACTACTAGTATGATTTCTAGTAGGAAACGCACAAGCTGTTTTATACTCTATAAAAGCTTCTATATAAACTTCTTCGGTCTTATAGCGAGGTGTACCATCATAGTTCCTAGCATCTCGAATAGGTGGTTTCCAAGTTTTCCCACAACGTAGACACCGCACCCATGTATCGCCATTACTCATAATATGTTTAAGAACAGCATATTGAGGGTCTTGTCCTTGTCCATAAACAACGCCCTGAGCGCCGTCACCGCCTTTGTGGTGGTTACATCGAGCCTGTACAGCCTTGTCTGTGTCTGCTAGCTGCCGTAATGTGTGCCCGTTGATAATACTACGAGATTGCTTTGTTTCACGTTTTAATTGACGCTCTGCTAGTCGCTCCTGAATATCTTGAAGATTGGCCTCTTGTTCCAATAAACGAAGTCTAGCCGATTTTAACTCAAGCTCTTTAGCTTCAACTTCTAAAGCAGCTAACTTATTTTTATTTGTATCTACTTCTTGAGTCTTATGTAACACACCTGTTATATTTGAAGACTCTTCACCGCTTAAACCTTTACTCACTAATTATCTCCTCCTGATTTTTAATTATTCACTTAGCTTGCCACCCGCATTTCTAAACATGTGTAATGTGTAATTATATCTATCGAACTGCTCTGTATACTTTGGGTAGCCAAATAGCTTATTAGCGTCATCCTCAGAGATAATACCTTTTAGTATGATCTGCAAAAGACATGTACGCCAACCTCTGCGCCTTTCTGCTAAAGGAATACCTTGAGCATCGAAGTTCATGATAGATAACTCAGGCATTGGGCCTACTTGTACCCAACAAGCAACTTCAGGCTCTCCTAGTCCGTTTTTAGAAACCCATAATACAGCCTTATCGTGATGTGGGTGCTGCTTATAGAAACAAACTATTCCATGCTTTCGGAGTCTACGAATAAACTCTGCATGGTCAATTACTGTTCCCGTTCTAGCTTCCACGTTTTCATATTCTTCTGGTGTTAGCCACTGATACTCTTTGGCAGATTCTTGATTAGCCTCTTGTAGTCTGCATAATTCCTCTTGAGTCTGTGAGCTAATCGGGGCATCTGTGTAATGTTTTTGGGAGTATTCTTCAACTTGTGCTGCTAATTCGGGAGACATGTTATCGCCCATTTCAGCCGCATAGCTCATCCAAGGTGGCGTTTCCTCTAATCGAGTACCTTGTAAACTTTGTATTTCTTGTGCTGTTGGCACCTTTAGTCTCCTCACTAATAATGCTTCTGCTATATAAAAACGTTTAGCTAATGAACGTTACCTATTATATAGCAGTGTAACTAAGCGCATGGCCGTGCTAACTAGTTACTAAAACTAATAGTAGTCTATATCCGGTAATCCACCATATTTTGACATATATTAGTATAAAACTTTTTAAATCAATCGGACTCTAGCGCAGGAATGTGGGTTGAAATTCGTCTATAGACTGCTAAAGCTCTAAGACATTCCTCGACTACCATTTGGTAATCCGATGGACTGCAATCAAACTCACCACGCATCCAAAGTTCCCTAAACGCAGCTTCCGCTTGTGGGTCAGTATCTAATAGAGCCTCAAACAATTCATGTGAGTGCTCTTTTTCTTCTTTGCGAAGGCGGCGTAGCTGTTTAACCAGACTACGCTGCGCTCGATTTTGGTGTCTAAGAACGCTTACAAGCGCGTCCTCATCTGTGTTATCTTCGTATTGTGACATTGCGCGTCTCCTCTTTCGCTCAACTATTTAATTACGGAAGCACCTGCACATCAACAGATTTATAGATTTTGTTAATTGGAAGACCGTTCATAATGTTACCACTAGAAACAATATCACCAATTGTGTTATTAAACGTTGGATACGAAACCTCAATCTCAATACCACCAGCCGCAACACCTGTAATAAGTCCTGTAGCGGACACCGTAGCCACATGCTGTGAAGTACCAGATGGGATATAAGTATTTCCACTAAGAGTCTTAGACCCGTATGCAACATAAGTAAGAGCAGTTGTTTCTTGCTGTGTAGCGGTAGCAGCGTGTGTCTCCGCAACGCCGTTAGGGTTGGTAAGAGTCAACGTAGTCGTATTAGATGCTGTACACTGGAAAGTACCGTTGTTAGAAGCATTGGTAGCGAAACCAGTAACCGTGAACGTAAAACCAGCAAAAGCGTTTGATCCGCCACCTGTAATTGTACCCGTATACACCGTCACACTAGCCTGATCCTGAGCAGTAGCAGCATGTGTCTCTGCGATTGCAGCAATGTTGTTAAGCGTAAGTGTAGTAGTCGTACTAGCTGTACACTGGAAAGTACCGTTGTTAGAAGCATTGGTAGCGAAACCAGCCACAACAAAAGTAGCACCCGCGTAAGCATTTGAACCACCACCTGTAATCGTACCCGTATACACCGCAACACCAGCAGCCGAAGTAGCAACAGCACTGAGAGTAAGGTCGGCAGGAGACGAAGCATTAGCAGCAGCGGTAAGCGTAAACGCTGTACCAGCAATTTGCTCCGCACCTGAAACATCCTGAATCTGTGTCTCTAGCTGAAACGTAGTAGGCCAAGTATTAGCGGATAAAGATAAAGTTACGGCTGGATTCTTTGTAGTACCCCCATTGCCCGTAACAACAAGTTTGGTAGGTGTACCTAAACCTGTAGTTGCTTGATAAGCCATTTTATTTTCTCCTTATTAAAAGCCCAAAGGAACGATTCGAGCCTTGATATTATATGCAAGGGCAGTACCACTACCCGCAGCATAACTAGTAGTTGCAATAACAATATTAGTAGACACAGCAGGGTTAATCACAAGGGTTGCTTGTGAAACTGTAGTATTAGCACTAACAGAACCAACTGAGGCTACTGTCTGTGTAATGCTTGCACTTGTGTCCCTATCTGTGTAAGTAACTGTCACAGCAGGTAATGTAGCACCTGTAGGTGTGTTACTAGCTGTCTCATACAATGTTACTAACCACTGTCCAGCAGCGTTAGAAGGAACAGCGTATGTTAAAACATTAGCAACGTTAGCAGTTTGTGCTAGTAACGCTATATTAGCAACCGCAATATTAGCAGGAACCCATCCTGAGCTAGAACCGGACCCCAAATTTACCTTTAGATTGCCTGTAGATGTGTCAACACCTAGAGCAGGAGCTAAAGAAGGGGAAGCCTGTGCTGTCAAAGTAGGTTCAGCATGAAAAACTGAATTAAAACTCATTTTGTTTTCTCCGTATTTATTTCTTGACTTTTGATGCTTCTTGTGTTATACTGATTAAAGTATGAATAAACTAAACCTATTAACACAACGATTTACCAATTGTGTTGTTACAGAATTTGATCGCATAGATAACAACGGTAACTATGAACCAAACAATGTAAGATGGTCTAACCCTATTGAACAAAAAGCAAACCAGCGTAATAGACGCTGGCATAAAAAACCAGCATAAGAGGGTTTTTATACCCCCTTATGTTCTTAATCAAGAAATGGCCGATGCAGCGTCTATTTCCCGAATACGAATTGTAGTATCAGGGCCGAGCGACGTTGTGAAATGAACTCTATCAAACTGTTACAGTATCTTTTAGTTCTTTTGCTAGACTATAAACTTCTTCTAGTCTATTTAAAACCACCTGTTCTGGAAGTGGTTTACCGTATGCACGAAACATACTAGCAGTCATCCAAGCATTCAGATTAAAATTTGATTTGCTTGTCTGACAAGATAAAAATCTATTTTCTTCATTGGTAGAACAACAAGGAACAAGGTTACCCGGAATATGTCCTATAGAGGAGTCTATTCTATCTAATCCCCATACTTTACCGTTTTTAGGTTTTATGCCACAATACGCACACACCCTCGGATCGCCATTACTATCGAGATAATAATGAATCGCTTCTGTAGGGTTATTAAAACCAAATATACGTTTCTCAAGTTTATCGGTCCACTGCATACCTAAGTATCTTTTTCTAATACTTTTGTAGTATCCATTAGACACACTTTTAGCTTGATTTGTAAAAGCCATTCCCGGTCTTTTGTAGCTCACCAACAGTCCGGTTTTTCTCCATTCTGCGGCCCAATCTTGGATTGTTCCTATACACACGCCAGTCCTAGTAGAAATTTCTTTCTGACTTCTTTGTGCTTGTAATAATTCAAGAACCTTTTCTTTTGTGTTTTTATCTATTGCTTTCATGTTTATACATACCTTGGGAGATACTGGATTGAATATTTCTATCAATCTCTTATGGTTGTTATTCCCATAAGATCGGACTATCGCTTCAACCTTTTAGGTTGTCTTCTTATTTAGTCTCTCACGGTGAAAAGCTTTGTCAAGTCTTTTCTTCCGCCTTGTTGTCATTTCAGATTTCAAGTCAATTAAAGAAGATTACTGATATCCTTTTTCAAGGGTCAGCCCATAGTACCTATAATAATTATAGGTTATTGTTTAGGAAGTCCACCCCGGAATTAAACCTTCAGGATCAGCGACCGTTGGCTCAACATTTTGCATAATGTTGCATTTTATATTGCGCCATTCTCCATCACCAAAACCCGTATCACCCTGAGCACCAAGCTTAATGCTAAAGATGCCGTCACGACCAAAAATGTAAGTTCGCAGAGCGGTTAAGCCTGTAACGCCCTTATAATTAGTAGTCTGAGTGACCTGATTTGTCTGGAAGAAATGAACACCAGAGCTAGGAAGTTCGATCATCTCTGTTAAATCAGTAGAGATTAAATCTTCCATACGAGCAAGGCCTACTGGAGTGTGCTTCAAAATGTCGATAGGAGCATCGTTGCTAGTATCAGCAAGAACATCACCTAATGCAAAAGGATGAATCACACCAATAAAGGACTTACTGGACTCATCGAACGGACGAACCGAACGACCAGCAAGACTCTGGACAGAATTACGAATCTGAGTTAAACTCAGGGTTGTGAAAGAACTAGTAGAAGTTGCGCCAAGCTGTGTTAAAACGCTAGAATCAACAGCGTTTGCACCATCAGCAGTAGCACGAACTAATGCGCTAAGCGACTCACCAAGACGATAAGCAAGTTCACGCGCAACATTTTCAACAGTCGAGTCTATGGCTGTAGCCAGAGACAAACTAGAGAAGTTAGCATAATCAGCATATTCTCCGATTGTTGATGTGTTATTAAGAACGTTAACAGCAATGCCACTACCAACTGTACCCTCGGTAGTCTGAGCAGTATTAGCGGCGAAAGGCACGTACATGAACATTTCATACTGGTTACCCGACTTCGTAGGAAGGTCGAGGCGTTCCGAGCACGCAATGAAAGGTGTTTGTATTATTGTTTAGGCTATCTATGTCACCACAGTAGCACTCTTATAGTCACCTATAAGATCAGACTCTATCTTTTTACCATTTAATTCAGAACAAGCCAGCCACATAGCTTTTCGTTTTTCGGGATTAACTTCTCCATTCATCCTAACAAAATTTAGAACAATTTTTGATTGCTCTATTTTTATTTTTAGATAAGGAAGTACGGATAAAAGAAATCGCTCTTTTAGAGGATTATCTTTTAAATCCCATTCGTGCATCATAAGTTTGCCGTTGTGGGGCGGTCTTTCTCTAGTAAAACCTCCGTATGTTTTCTTTAATTCCTGAATAACAGGTAAAAAAGTATTACCTAAACACACACAAGCTCTATAATAAAAGCCTTTACCACGACTCTGCTTACCTTGCTTTCCTCGAATTATATATGAACTACCTTCTCCGTCAAACATACCAGCAAAGTATGCGTTACGAAGGTTATCCTTTAATGGTAAACTTGGCGTATTAGTCGTTAAGGAGTAATTCTGATTTAATTCTCCCATTTGTTGATAAATAGCTTCTCTTTGTTGCTTATCATTTACATACCGCATTTCAAAGTATTGTTTAAGCAAAGAAGCTTGTTTTTGTTTTATCCACAAATAAGGAATAATCTTATCAAGGAAGCGCGCTGCATGTATGTCACTACTATATTTCCAACGGTAATAGTCCTTATAATTCTTATCTTTCCAGACAGTTTTATCATAGGTTCCTCCAAACACGCTAACAAACCATTTCATAGTAGGTAGGTGCGTAGAGCGAATCATTAAAGTTGGATCGTAGCTGGTATAACCGTCTTTACGTATACATTTGGAAATATATAAACTTCCATCAGCATCTATCAGTCCGGCTGCATAAGCAAATCGCGTTTCTTTCAAATTATTTTCCTCGGTATTTTCTATCATATTCATATTATAACAGATGTTCACCGATTTAGTCAAGTTTTAGAAGACCCAGTACCTTAAGCCTTCAAATTTTCGCGGAACTTTTTGTCATAGTATCGCACCGTGGACTGTGGTAAATTACTCTGACTATTACTTGCAGGACTATATCCAGCCATTTTTTATTCTCCTTATAGAATATCCTAACTATTCCTCCAAATAGACTAGACATTATTACAGTCCTATTGCGCCAGCTATCTATAGTAATCCGACTATATATTTACTGACTCTTGCGGGACTTCCACAAGAGTTACCTCACGCATTGTTGGCGGCATTGCAGTAATCCGACTGCTATCCTTTAAAACTTACTTGTAAATGTTTTTATACATATCTAACCCGTCGTGTCCATGACCGTATAGGTTAGCATTAAAATTTATTACCCTATACCCTTGTTTAAAATATAAAGTTTGTGCAGGATTTTCTACATTAACCTGTAACCATACGCTCGTAAACCCGCGTTCGACGTAATGTTTCTCAAAAGTATCTAATAGTCTTTTACCAAGACCTCTATATTGATAATCAGGTAGTACAGCTATATCTTCTACATAAGGATAAAAACCGCCTCCTAAAGGACTTTTAATACCGCTTATTAGAAACCCTACTATGATGCCGTATCTCTTAATAACCCAAGTCTTGCCTTTTGATGCTTTCTCTTTAAGCCATGCTTTAGGAGCACCAGTCTCACCATGACAAATGTACTCTATACCTCTAAGAAGATTAATACTTTCGTCCGTACCTGTAAACTCCTCTATTATAAATTCGTCTGAGTTCATGTTACACCGGAAGCACTTGAACAGCACGTGGAACATTGCTATACAGTTTATTAACTGCTTTAACAAAAACAGGGTCATGGTTGATTCTATGCTTATATTCTTCACTAGGCATAACTTCTATAGCGGCAAAACCCGTAAATACCATTTCTTTACCATTGACAACTTTCTTATAAACAATTTGGTCGGCAACTGTAGGCTGAGTCCCAGAATTAGAAGAGTTACCATTATGAAGACTAACAGGAATAACAGGAATACTTTGTGTAGGCTGTTGTACGGGTTGCGTGGCTACATACGCGCTAGGCGGGTCTGTAGGATTTATGTTTTTTCTCAAAACAATAATAGGCGGGTCTTGAGACTTCAATGTATCATAAGCTCTTTGGAAATTCTCCCTAATAGGGTCCAAATCGTAACGAAGTAACCACTGAATCAAAGCCTGTGTATTTTTGTCGCATCTAACATAATCGGGATTATCAAGAATAAAAGCATCGGCCTCTAACCGAGCACGATTACGTAAGTTGTCTTCTTGTATCTTCTGTAAAGTAGTGCTAAGTGTTTCTGGACTAACTCCTACCGATGCTTCAAATATCTTACGCTGTGCGGCAACGGCTGTAGTAGGGTCTAAAAGTTCATGAGATAACTGCGTAATCTCGTCCTGAGACAACTCACGAGGTTTAAACTCAACAGGGCCAGTGTATCTTTGTGCCTCTTGTGGAATGTTTTCAACATCGTTAGTACCTAAACGATTCTTACGAGTTTCGGCACGTAAACGCCTAACTAATAGAACATTTTGATCTCGTAATTTATCCGCTAATTCCTCTTGTGTACGATATTTAATAACTTGCCTTCCGCCTAAAGGAAATCCATCCTCGTCTTCAGGCTGATAGGTATAGACTAATTCTGGTAATTCAACTGGTGTTTCTGGTGTATTTTGTACGCTCAACTCGTCGCTCATTAAAAAGGCTCCTCTTCCTCTATGTCTGCGCCATACTTAGTGTATTCCCCTATATCTAAGTCATTAGAAATATCTAATGGCTTATCATAAGGTCTGGGTGCATTATTTATATTAAAAACTTCTTCGTTTATTCTATTAACAAACAACGTATATAGTTGTGCTGCTACTTTAGCGGACCTATGCCTAGCTACTATCAAATCTGTAGAATCTTCTGGTGTATTTATAAGAGCTAAGTTAAAAGATGATACACAAGATTTCCACAAATTCTGCATAACTTTAAAGCCGGGTTGAGCAATAATCATTGCTAACTCTTGTCGTTCCCGGCTATTTAAGGTTGTATCTGGTGCAAAGCTATCTGACAATCACGCCTCCTCTGACGCTATTCAACTGTTGGTTCTGAGGCATCTAACCCTGTTGTATTAGGCTGTCCTTCAGATGATTCAGACTCTCCATTATTTAACAAAGCCTTTACAACAATGTCTCTCTGGAACCTGTCTTGAGCGTCTTGTTGTTTTTGGGCAGCAGTTAATTGTGCCTTTTGATTCAAAAGCTGACTCTGTTGTGAAAACTTACTATTCTGTTGAGCAGCTTGCGACTGTGCTTGCCTTCTTTGCTTCATTTGCTCGGTCATGGGTTTAATAATGTCTTGAACGTTCTTCCACTCTGAGGCTTCCATCCACATTTTAAGAATAACTTTAATGTCTACGTATTCTTGGTTTATATCTGCAAGCATTTCCTGAATATTAGGATTGGTGAAGATTTGCTCAATAAGAGTCATTGACTGACTCATAGTACGTTTAGCAGCTAAACTAGCTCCTGCAAGAACTTCATAGGTAAACACAGCATCGTGATACTGTTGGAAATCCATTTCAAAGTCTTTGCCGACTTCTTCGCCAAGAATAGTGAATATCTCGTAATCGGAGAAATAAGTAAAAATAAGCATATCAAGGATGTACAAGAATGGCTTAAATACTTGTTCTATAAAATTATCTAACGGGCCGTCTAAGCGGGTTGCACTGGCAGCGCCTAACTGAGCAGCACCACCGGCTGTTCGACCCATAGAGGTTCGCGGTCCAGCAGTAGAACCTTGTACTAGTGTTTGGTCGGCACCTGAGCTACTTTCTGTAGCTTTTTCAGATTCGGCTAACGCACTCCAAACTTCGGCAGGAACTTTCGGCATATCTAAGAGTTTGTAGCTCTTATCAACCTCAGTATCAACTGTTAATATCTTACCTATCCCTGTTCCTATCATTTGTGTGGGTGTGTTTGAGTCTCGCTTACGGAGATAAATAGGGTTGACACCAAATGACAAAATCTTTAGAATGGCATTAATAGTACCCTGATCTACGCGCTGGTTCTGTCCAACAATTAACCCTAGTCCCATTCCGTAGAAAGATTTGGGACGATTCCACCAATTAGAGGATAAGAATGGCGTAACTCCATAAGGATTTTTACCAGACTTTATTACTTTTTTGCGAGCTACAACATGAACTTGTTTGCGTTTGTCCCAATACTCTAACACTTCTAATTTCTTAAAAAGCAAATCAGGAGAAGTATTAACTTGTAACTTTTCTGAATGGTGAACAACACCCTCTGAATATGTGGCTTGGTCTGTACTAAGAACGGGGGTATCTTCTACCGGAGGCATCCACCAAGACATTAGTTCACTATCCGTTTGTGGTAAATCCCATCCTTCTTTTTCGGGATGACCCTCTGGTAGTTCTTTTATAGCGTCTCGTAAAATCTTCATCTCATAGAAATCCATATAACGAATATCTATAACATAAGAAGACTTACGAATATCTCCTACGGGGGTATGAGGATCAATTAAAACTTTGCTAACTTCGCGGCTTTCAAAGTACACTCTAGGAGCTATTCTCGTACTTGTTTGAATACTTGGGGGAGAATCGGTAGGTAATAGAGCCGTTTCTTGAGCACCTACTGGACCTGCTGTTATTTTACTAACAGTCGCTACACGCTTTCTAGTAATGATTTCTTCGTATCTAATACCCCATTTCCATATACCTGTGCCCAAATGAGCCATTTGTTCTAGTCCAATTTTAGTCTCTTCTTTAAAGTTAGCAGAATCCAAAACTGAAGAAAACAAAAAAGTCTTAGCATCTGTTATTTCTTGAGATGTTCCGGGCCTAGGACGAATTATCATTGGAGGGTCTTGATAAAACAAACCCTTATAAAGCTGTGGCACAATACTGTTAACCACCTTTGCTACTGTAAACCTGCTGACGTTTGGTTCAAGTATGTAGGTATTTTCAAACACTGTCATAGGTCTAGGGCTTTGAAACAAAAGGTCGGCATCTCTCCACAAAAGCGACCACTGTTTATCTTGAATGAAGGCTTCGGACTTAGCAGCACTTCCTACTACAAGAGCCAGTTCCGCACCAAGGGTCTTTAATTGCCCATCGCTTTTATAGTCTTGTGGGTCTAGTGTTCTAAAAGGATTTCCACTATTCTCTGTTAATAGAGCCATCATCCCCCTTTTGTAACTTCATAGTGTTTCTCCTAATAGTAAACCTCTTTCTTAAACAACTGATATAGAGCGTAACGCTCTAGCAGTTTACAATGCTCATCTAGTAACCATTCTGCGAAGGCTCTTGAAAACAAAACTTCTTCTGGAAAACCCACTAAAAAATTGTCACAAATAGTTTTGCGGTAATCTTCATAGCTTTTAATTGGCACATGAATACCTCCAAACGTGCGTCCATGACGCACAAAAAATGAGTTACTAAAACAAATCCCTAAACGGGTCGTTATATGGAGGAGCTTGTGAATAGCTTGATTGCTCCCTTTCAAAAGTAGTTACAGGATTTTCATCTATACTATTATTACTATTGTACCTTGAATACTTTCCTAAGCCATATATAAGATCATGACGCGCTTGGTCCTGCCTACTGGCTATGTATTCCATGTTTACAGAATTAACTCTAGCGTCCATATCAGCATAACCGCCAAATTGCTCTGTCATCAATGATAGCGCACTAACAATGTCATCATGGGCATCGTCACTAGTTCCTGTAAACTTTTCCATTTCATTGTATATTTCTTCTAACCCTTCGCAGGAATTAAGAAAATACATACGCTCGTCGCCTAGTAACCTAAGAACAGGTTTAGCTTTTAACATCTTGGATCGCAGCTTACTTCCAAATCCGAGAGAACAAAACTCTACTGGAATACTTATACGAAGCTTATCCATTTCCCGACGCAGTTCACGAGACATCCACTTAACGCCTACAGAATCTTCTATGGCAATTCTACGTGGCTTCCACTTAAAAGCCGTATTTGCAATAACAGATGGAAGTTCAAACTCGTTAAATCTTCCACGAACCATGTTTACAATATAGAATCTACCACCATGAATCAAAGCAGTTAATATAACTGTATAATCTGCCCATGCTTTTGTAGAGTACGCGGTGTCAATTGTTGTCACCATAATTCCTTGACCCGGAAACTCTCTATGCGGAATGGTTCTACGAAGCAGTAATTCTTTAGGAAACTTAACCTTGTTTATCTTTCTGGGATTATTAAGATACTTAATAGCGAAGTAGCCGGTATCTCCGTCTTGGTCTTCGTCGGTATCGTTCATTTGTTCTTTAATAAGAAACTCATAATTAAGTCTCTCAGGAAACCAAAGAACATAATCCTCTTTTTTCAGTTCCTCTTCAATTTTACCAGCCGCAATAGCCGCTTCGTTAGGCCACCAACAAGCCCTAAGATAAACCTTAAATTGTACGCTACTGTTAAATCTTCCGCTATCTACACTACCTTTAATGTTATCAGTATAGCCATTCTTAATAGCAAACTTTTCTTCACGCTTAATGGTCGATCCATAAAAATCATTTTCATCGTACCAAGTTCCTATAACATCAAAGAACCCAAACGGATGCAACATAGCTTTATTAATACTTATCTGCTTGTTTACGTCTTTAATACGATTTATGTTTTTACTGTTTTCGTTAGTAACAACGTCATCTAACTTCATTACACAATAGTGAGAACCAACTAGAGCCTGTTCAATAGAACCGGCTTGGATTGTAGGTTCTTTATCGTCATCGGCGGCAGGGGTTTGAAACTCTAGCTCTGTGCCTTCTCCGGGTTTAATGCAATGTTCTGGAAACAATACTTGGAAACAACTATCAGACCATTCTCCGGTTTCTTTATCTTGTAGCTTAGCGGGTCCGTAAGCGGGTTTACCATTTGGTAACAGTTCTCCGGTTTCTTCTAAAGTACAATGCTTTCTAACCTCACCTACGAAATCCCTAGCTAGACGGTAAACGCCTGTAAGAATTAAAACTGTAATGGAAGGAAAGCATATAAACCACTGAATACAATCTGCCATATCAATACTGGATTTAAATCCGCCTCTAGGGACAAGTAATAGCTTCTCCTTGAGGTCTGTGTAACTGTTGGCGAATTGTTCAAAAGTTAAGTAAGTAGGGTCTTTTCTAGTGAAGAAATCATTACATATCTCTTCATGAGTAAACGCTGTAGTTTGTGAGTATTTTTCTAACAAATGGCACAAAAAATATAAATTAGTTTGTGCGAGGTAACGGAGTTTTAGAAGTTCATCGGCACTATCTTGGGTTGGTTTTTCCCCTATTCTCACAAGATAACTGTGCCAACTTTTAGCAACTGTTTCTTTTTGTTTTTCTGTTAATTTAGAAAAGGCTTTTTTTGCTGATATTAGTAAGTCTGCTTCGGAAAGTTCACGAAACTGATAATGCGCGTTAGCTCTGCAACTGTTGTATAAATTTCTGAGTTTTTCAATTCGCATTATCCCTCACCACGTTACTTCCAATGTGACATATTATCTGCCATAACAGCCATTGACCGTACATGCGGGTTATCGCTATTTTTAGCCTCTTTTATTCTATCTTTAGGAATCTTTTCGTTGGGGTCAATGCCTAACGCACGATGCAAGCCGCCTTTTTTCAGTCCGGCCATTGAACGGTGAAATGACATATCAGATTCTTTATGCTCAGGTTCTTTAGCCATATTAAATTCCTGCGGGTGTTGGGGGAGCCGTTGCAGGAGCACCGCCCGGCGTGGGCTGACTAGCCTGTGGAGCACCACCGCCAAGGTTGGCGTCAGGAGTAGCGCCTGTAGCTCCTTCTATGCCGTTTGTAGCGTCTTCTCCGGGGTTAGGCGTTCCCATGTGCTGTAGCATGTGAGCTACCATATCGTCCTGATTCTTAGAAACGTGCTTCTCGTCAGGGTGGTGTTCGGGATGAGTATGAGAGTGGGTATGAATATATCCGCCACTTGCACCCTTTTCGGTATGAATACTACGAACTTCTTTCTTTGGTGATTTGCTAGAGCCTCCTAAAGACTTTGTAGCACCTTTATAAATATCTTCTTTTGCCATTTATTCTCCTGTATATTCTTTAGGGGCTATTTCATCCCACACGTCTCTTGAAAACTGTCTAATACCTGATTTTGGTGAATACTCTGGGTATAATGTACGAAATACTTTCTCGGCTTGAATAAAGCCTCTAGGCATGTCGCCAATACTTCTTAAGAACATTAGAGCAACACTTGGTCCTCTACTGTGTCCTTTATTACACGCAACTAAAACCTTATCACCCTGCTCTAGCCTGTATTTGATAAACGCTAGTCCTATCTTTATCATGTCTTTATTTACATAATTAGGATCGTCTAGGTCCAACAGATTAAGGGCCATTAGCCTATCACCGCGAACTACTACAAATTTATTTGGTCCTTCCGGTGCGGCTTGAGTAGAATAACCTAGTAACTCTTTATGTCCACTTTGTCCAAACTTACAACACCGTAAACAACTCCAACCGTCTCTATGCGCTATTTTGGTAAAATCTAAATCACTACCTACAAAGATATTATCATGAACTTCAACCATAATCCTCTTAGTTGGTAATAGACGCTTTTCCACTAAACGTTACATTTCCTGTAATACCAACAGCGCCACTAGTTACAGTGTAACAAGTGCTAGCATTAAAAGTTAGCAAACCGCTAGTTCCTATGGGATTTCCTCCCATCGTACTAATATAACAATCTGCCGCTGGAATTGTATATGCGTGGCCGTTATAAGCATTTGATCCCGATCCGCTAGTACACGAACCACTACTAAGTACAAACCCGCCTTTATAAGTACCACTAGTACACATTAATAAATTGCCGCTAGTAACATCTGGACCAATCGAAGGCCAAGGTTTAGCTGAAGGCCACCATGCGGGTTTGGATGATAAATAAAAACTAGCAGGTAATGTGTTATTACTAGGAACAGAATTAGGGTAAGCTGTTATTCCACTAGGAACTTCAGAAGAAACAAACCTAATGCCAGAATTTGCAGGAGTATCTGAGGATTGCGTTATGGCGGTGTAGTTACCCCATCGCATTAAACTTAAAGTAGTATTTGAGTCGTTTGGGACTAAATCACCAAACCCTACACTATAAATAGCATTTCCACTATTGGCGTCAGATGTTGTGTTTTCGTAAATATTTGATATAGCTACAGAACCTAGAACATTTCCAATCACATTATAAAAACGACTAAAGGCATTTATAATAATTGGTGTTAAAGGGTTTGTAGTAATGGTTCCATTATTTTGCTGAAAACCGCTATAAGAGTTTCTAAAAAATGTAATAAAATGATGACTTCCGTGGAAATTATCAGAGTAAAACCCGGTACCTTGGTTTCCCTCAAATAGTATATTTTCGTCACCTACTGCGTGAGTAAAACCAGATTGGTTTTGAAAAGTAGGACTATCAACTGTGTCGAATTTTTCATTAACATCAAAGTTATAAGCAAAAACACAACCGGAGCAACTACCATTAGCAGTATAAGGAGCCGTTACTGCTTCAAATATATTATTCTGAATCAATGAGTCGCTAGCGGGTATGGCCTCAATGCCGTAAGCCGCTGTAACATCGGATTGGTTTATATAAAAATAACTATCTTGAATTGTTATGTGTACAGACTGTAGCATCTGGACATGGGAGCGTCCGGGGTCGATTGACCTAACGCCTTTAACCCAACAGCCTTTGCAATTGAATATCTGTACATTCATTGAAGCACTAGCCGATGTTCCATCAATACTTAGATTCTCTACGCCAGAATTGGATATGGGATGGGTAGCCCACCAAGCTTGAGGGGTTTTTCCAGAAGCCCAGTTTGGCATATATAGACCGGGAGATATTCCTATTGTATAAGGCCCACTTCCAGAGATACTAGTAACGGTCACTAACTGCTGTTGACTCCTACCTGTTCTTGGTCCACCGCCGTTATCACCTGCTCCGCCAGCCGACCCAGTAGAACACACGCCGGTTGGAGTATAACATACGAAAACACCCATTCCGGGGTCTGTTGTAGCTACTACACCCGGACTACTAAAAGCTGATGCGGGGTTGCTTGTAGAGTAAACATATAAGGTAGTACCCGTATAGTACCAATCATTAGTAGACGTAACCGCACCAATAGAGCCTACAGATGTTCCTACAGTTCCATTAAACTCAACCTGTATGGGAGTAATAGTGGACTCTGTAACTTGCCAAACGTTGCCCGATGTATTCGTCCAATTACCACTTACGTTTAAGAGCACAGAAGTATCATCGAGTTGATCGAGTGTTATCGGACTGCCTACAGCTAAATTAGTTGTACTAGAAAGAGTTAAACTTGTGCTTCCCGCCGAATACCCTGCTGTCCAATTAGCAATATTGGAAGGAGCACCATAATAATTAGTATCGGAAGATTCAAAACAAATTAAAGCTGTCAAACCTTGACAAGACGCTGAGCCGGTAAAAACTAATAAAGTTTGATTAGCTCCTGCTCCTCTTAGAGCAACATTATTAACCACATCGAATATTAAACCAGATGTTAAGTTAAAAGTACCAGCACCTAAAAGAACGTATTGGTTGGTTCCACACGCAGCGATAGCAGTATTTATAGTAGAAGCCGATGCTCCTGCGGATATAGTAGAGCCGCATTGTGTCCAAGAGCCGGACGGAATTCCGCCACTTACTCCAGCATTTGACCAATCAATTGCGCGACCTGTTGATATAACTCCAGACCATGTTTGTGCAGCGCAAGGAATTGTAAGCAAAAACGCAAGAATAAAATAAAGAAAACGCATTACACTCCTAAGATGGTCTAAATGGTCTGCGTGGGAGGACTTGAACCTCCACTATATGTTCCCAAAACACAGGTGCAGCCTTTACACTACACACAGACATAATTTGGTGGACAAGGAGAGAATCGAACTCTCATCGCCGCGTTGCAAGCGCAGAAGGTTCCCCTTACCGAACACCCGCCCACTTAATAAAAATATACTATATCGTCTTCTATTAACATAAATTCAGCATCTACCCTCAAGTATCCTTTGGGGGTGTTTATGTTATCTCCGTTGGGATCGTAAGCACTAGTAACTACACAATTATCTATGACAAAATCTGTTACTAAAACTTCTGTAGAAGTATCCCCTTCGTCGAAAGACCATATTAGCGGGAAATCAGCACTTCTATTAAAATATACTCTATAGAGCATCTTATCCTTCTTAATGTGCTTTGCAAAGCACTTCTGGTTACCATATTACCCCTCTATGATTAGAGGCTTTTTATCTTGCGCTATAACTCTTTTCTCTGCTGCGATTTGTGCGGCCCGTTGCGCGTGCGCTATAAAATTAGCTAGTACAATATTAGCAAAATCTGTGGCAAACTGGATATATGGGGGAGTTATCGGAATTGCTAATCCATTTACTGTGTATACATCTGCAAAGCCTTTAGTTTGTGTGTAGTCTACTTTAAACTGTGGCTGCATCGTTTTCTCCGTTAAAAGCGTCACCACTAAACAAACTACTAAAAACATCCTTTATGGCGGCGTCGGCGGCTAGTTCTATGTTTGTTCTTTCATTGGGTCCAAACTTTTGATCCGCACTGTCGTAAATCTTTAGTCCGTTTCTACTAACAAACTCTCCAAGAAGGATTGCTGTATAAAGCATTCTATCTTCGCGGGATATTGCATCCATGTGCATACCGAGTATCGCAGCAAGTAAACGTCTATTAGGTGTTAGTCGCTCGTCTAGGCATATTCGGTTAAGCACACGTTTATACCAATGAGCATTTTTAATCTTTTCCTGTTTTTCCATTAACTGTTTACTCCCTCCAGAGTTATCGTAGTTATATTACTATTCCTGTAAATATTCTAAATCGCAGCACAATGCGCTATTTTTAACCCAAAAACGTATTAAACTTCTATTGTTGTTTTTGGGTGTTTTATAGACGGCACATATTCCACATACGTTTCCTAAAGCCGTACCGTTATAGTCAGCCTCACTCATAATGGCATCGCAATTAGGGTGGGAATGAATGTCTCCAATAATGTCTAAATCTTGTTTTTGGGCGTCTGCTAAAACTTTATAGTAGTCTTTGTCAAACCACTTTACATTTTCTGGCGTAGAAATTTCATACTTCTTTGTGTAAGCTACCTCTATTACTACAAATATATTATCACTAACATACCCTACCAAATATGCTAAAATTTCTTTTTTAGAACGGATTGCTCTGCGGCGGAAAGATGCCAAAGTAGATTTCTTTATTTGAACTTTATATACCGTATAAGACATAATGATCCTAGCGATTTTAAAATTACCCCATTCGGGGTATTACTACTCTATTAAGTGTATTAAATACACAGGTAGTGCAAAAACTCTATTCTCCTCAAAATGGAGTAGCATATTAAGAAAGGAATTAACAATATGCTACTCCATAAATTAGGAGCGGTGGTATATGCGGGAGCATATAGGAGGAGGCCACCGCCCTTTTCTTAGTATCGTTTCCGAGTCACTATGTCTGTTACCAGTATAACATAGGTGTCAATAGTTATTGATACTACTTATGGTGTTAAAGCATTGTAAGTTATTGATTCTATTGTATATAAATAATTAAAAGAATTTCCCAAAAAGCCTTTCCTTAAATCTTGAATTTAGAAATACTATACTACTTTTTCTTAATACTTATTTTTAGAGACACTAAGGGCTTTCCTATGTCTTGTCTTACGGAACCAAAGGAATAGCATAATCTAATGTATTTCTTATATAGATAGTCTATTAAATGGGACCATAAGAGGAACATACCCCTATTGGGTAGCAATATCAATATGAGCCTAGCCCCCAATTATCCTACGCATAGGGTTAACGGGATTGTTATCATCATATCCGTTTTGTGAGGTTTTTACCTTTTAGACATTTATACCCGGACGCCCGCCTTCCGCCTTTACGGAACGTTTTAATAGCCCTTGCGTCTCTCCGTTTGATAGGAGCGTAGGATCAAACCTACACGTTGCCGGGAAAACTGGTTTTAACCAGAACCTCTTGACGTTTAATATTACTGACTGCTGTATCGCTATAGTACAAACTAGACGATTAATACTATTCTACCAAACAATCAATAATTTGTCAAGGGGTTTTGAGAAATATTTTAAAATAATTTAGACTCTACTAATTTTGTCAGCTTCTTTGTTTTGCGCTCGTGGAACCCAATCAAAAATAATAATGTTCTTTTGACGGCGCATTTCTTTCAAAACATTATTAGCACGTTCGTATGCGGGGTAGTAAAGTTTACCCGGAGTGGCCCGATACCTTCCTTTAGCTATATTTATGATAAGCTGAGAATCACCATAAACATTTAATAGGTATTTGTCGGGGTTATGAAAAGCTGTTCCTGTAATGGAATTTGCGCCGTATCGAATATTTATCCATTCTAAGCCTTTGTAAAGCGCCTCGAATTCTGCAAGGTTATTGGTCATTCGTGGTCCATTACCAACCGATCCTGTTTCGGACTTGACAACTTCACCACTTTCCGATACAATGAAACCATATCCGGCTTTTCCACCGGGGTTCGGCCAACAGGAACCATCAAAATGTAATTTAAGCATCCTCATACTTGTATGATAACACAGAATGAAATATTTGTCAAGGGGTTGACAAAAGAGTTTAGACTTGGTATAATAGGGTTATGGGTGGAAGTAGCGAATGGGGTTATCTCGTGTTCGCTTAATATCGTGAAAAACTCTTAACAACCTCACTGAAAACCAGTCAGCGCGAAACTGAGAGTCTTTGATAACGAGATGCGGAGTGGCGGTATTGCCACCCAAATAATTTAGAAAGGGATTAAAAAGTAATGGATTACCACTTTGAAGAACCGGATTTAAATCTAGTAACGACGAATACAAAATACCCTCCATTGGTATTAAACCCTCCCCTAAACGTTACATTCGTGACGGACGCAACCGAGCTAGAACTAGTGTCAAACTTTCTAGCCCGGTCAGGTAGTGTGTTCGGGTGGGATATTGAAACCGACGTTAAGGACGATTATTACTGGCGCAAATGCAGGACGATTCAAGTTGGCAACCAACAAGAGCAATATGTAGTAGACCTTCTTGCTTTTTGCGATTATGATTCTGATATATTATTTAATGAGCAAGGTGAATACGGTAAAAACATTAATAAGTTAAAACCTGTACTAGATGTTTTTATACCATATCTTACAAACTATGAATGTAAAAAAGTTGGCGTTAACCTCGCGTTTGAGTATATTACGTTTTACTGGAACTTTGGAATCCGCACATTAGGCTTTTATGATTGCTCAGTCGTAGAACGATGTATCTATGCTGGCCTCCATAGTTTGAAAGACTATGGGTTTTTTAGCATGGATGAAATGGTTAATCGTTACTTCAATTATAGTGTAGATAAGACATTACAGACTTCATTCGACCTTGTGACACCTTTAACGCAAGAGCAAGTACACTACGCTGCGCTGGATACACGACTACCAATTAGCCTAAAAGCATATCAGGATATAATAATTTCTGGTAAATATCATAATAATTTTCGTAAAGTAGGGCTAGACCCAAGAATACTAGGAGACAATTTAGAAGAAATTTGCCAAATCGAAAACGACGCGGTTGGTGTTTTTCAGGATATGCACGTTCATGGAGAATTACTAGATACTGACAAATGGACAAATAATGTCAATAAGTCCAAGGCAGAACTAGAAGAACTAATTAAAAATGAACTCGACCCAGTTTTTTTACCGTGGGTAGGGTCAAAATATAATACGTATTCTGACGAAGAAATTAACAAAGCGGAGCAACTTTGGAAATCGTATAATATACCAACCGACGAAGAACTTGAATTAAAAGCAAAAATAAGAGAGCATAAAAAGCTAAAGATACCCTATGACGCATTAGAAAAAGCTCTCTTAGAAAAAGAACTTCTTAGGAAATCACAAAAAGAGCCTCTAAAAGAGTTGTGCTCTAATATGAAGAAGCAGAGAACCAAGTTAAAGAACCTTGCTGATAAGTGCGAAGGCGAAGCACTTGTCAACTATGGTTCGGATGCCCAATTGCGTGATATTCTTAAAGAGCATATACCGTCGTTAGCAAATCTTGACAACATGAAGGACATAACCCTTGAGGAATATGAAAAAACTATTCCTGTAATGGGAGCTATTCGTAAATACCATGGGTTATCAAAGTCTATTGGCACGTATGGCGATCAGTGGGCAATGCAATGGAAAACCCATCCCTGCAAAGAAGAAGGATGGTTACACCCCGGAGACGGAAGACTACACTGTAGATTTAATCAATACGATGCTGCTACTGGTAGAAGTTCTAGTAGTCAACCTAACGCACAAAATTTACCACAAGACACCAACGTTCGGTCATGCTTTGTGGCTGACCCGCCCAATGAAATTTTTCCTGATGGTTACGAATTATTAACAATTGATATGTCGGGCGCGGAATTACGTATTTTAGCAGAGGAAGCGCATGACCCTATTTGGATAGAAGCGTTTAGTAAAGATCAAGACGTTCACTCGGTTTGTACAGAATTAATAAATGATATTCTGTGGAAGGTATACACAGTAGAAGGGTGCAGCTTTTATAAGAAAAGTGAAAACGGAGAATTCGCTAAGAAAAAGTGTAAATGCCCAGAGCATAACAAATTACGTAACGCCATGAAGCCTACAAACTTCGGTATTCCTTATGGCATCGGTCCAGAAAAACTATCAGTCCAGATTAACAAGTCTTTATTAGAAACTAAAAAGCTACTTGATAAACACCGAGAGTTGTTTCCGTACATTTGGGACTATATCGACGAATCGGGAGCAAAAGCATTAGAGACTCTTAAATCCTTTGATATGTTTGGAAGGAGAAGAATATTCCCTGACCCCAACGACAGAGCAGCACAAATCAAGAAAGCAATACAAAAAGGAAAAGATAAAAAAGATGAAAACCCTCTATTGCTGCCGGAAGATCGTCAGAAGGCAAATATTGAGGCTTTCTATAAAGCGTTTAATGAAGATATACCACTAATAGATGAAGAACTTTACGAACTAACGGGTAAGAAAGTAAATACTGGGGCTTCCTATAAAGAGTTTAATAGAAAACCAACAGAAGAAGAACTTTACGAACTAACGCATAGAGCGCCAAATAGTAAAGAACTCAATAGTGCTAAGTGGTCGCTACGAGGAAGCGTAGAGAGGCAGGGAAAGAATCATAGAATTCAATCTTGTAATGCAACTATCATTAAATTAGCAATGGGTTGCGGATTTGATAAAAATGGAGTAGCTTATTTGTGGCATACTTTACCGCTTTACGGAGCCAAAATACTAAAAATGGTTCACGATGAGTTAGTAATACTTGTACCAAAACTTCACTCTGAAAAGGTTGCTCAATTAGTACAAGACGCTTTTCGCAGAGCAGCCGCTACTAAGATGAAATATGTAATAATGGAATCGGAGTATAATTTAGGGCCGTGCTGGAAGAAATAAAGGAACTATGGAAGACACCTATACAATGTTGATAGAAAATAAAAAGGAACTTATTATAGAGCCTTTTGGGTATACGTTGTTTATAGTATTTACAACTAGTATAGAAGGTTCTATACAAAAGATTAAGGACATTTATCCAGAAGATTATGAATGGGGCGACATGCAGGGTGTAGTGGCTTTACACAGTAAACATCCAGAAGACTCGTTAGCAACTGTTTTTTTTGGATATGATCCTAATATTGACGAAGTAGTTCATGAGGCATTACATGTTGTACAGAGAATGTGTTCGTGGTATCATGTAAAAGACTACGAAACTGAGGCTTATCTTTTAGGGTATATAGTAAATGAGATACTTAAATTTCATAAAAAATGTCCTAAGCCCAACAAAAAGCGCCTCAAAATTCCGAAAAAAGTGATAAAAAGTATTAAAAAGCGTAAAAAAGAGCTTGACAAGAGAGGAAAGATCATAGTATAATGGTCTTAGTGAGTGAGAAAGATGAATCTAAAAGAGCGGCTGGTCCCTACCTTTACAAGGATAGACAAAGCGTGGGTTGATGGTAAGCGCATGTCATACCGAGACGAGGGGCCAGCCGTAATGGGAGGAAAGACAAAGAAGTTTAGTGTATACTCCCGTACTAATAGATCATTATTAGGTTATATACAGTGGTTTGGAACACATTACGGTTATTCTTTTTTTCCGTTAAATAACGTTTTTGATATAGAACAGTTGACAGAAGTAGCCGAGTTCTGTTATAATGTAACTAAAGCTCATAAAGAGCGACTAGAGGCTAACAAACCGAAGCAAAAATACTTGAAGTTAAGTATTAAAGAAAACA